TGTGATGCCATGAAGCCCGACAAACCAAAGCTGGCTGATGGCACGCAACCCGGGCGCAAGCTCGCGCGCCGGGAATCCGAGCTGCTCGGCCGTGGTGGTCGCGGGGTCGCCGCGCTGATCCCGGACGTCGGCGAGTCGCTCGCGCTGCGCGCCGCCGAACGAGACCGCATGCTCGACCTGCTGGACCGGCTCGAGCGCATCGTGCCGAGAGACGGGTTCTTGCCGCCGGCGCATCAGGACGTGCTGCGCGAGGTCCGCGCCGCGCTGGTGGAACTCGGCAAGCGGGCGCCGGAAGAACGCCCGGTCTGGGTTGACAGGGGCGCACGGGGTAGTTTATAGTTCGGGTATGGTGACAGCGCGCAAGGTTCTCCCTGTCCTCGATTCCCGCTTCACATCCCTGCAGGCTCACGAGCGCGACCTGATGCTCGAGATCGACGGCATGACGCTGGAGCAGCTCTGCAAGTTCCCGCTGTTGAGCTCGAACGCGAAGACATCGCTCTCGCTCGACTTTCCCATCGGGCACACGTGCGCGCCTACCGCGCTGTGCTCGAAGGTCTGCTACGCCTCGCGGCCGGGCACTCCGGCGCGGTGGGACAAGAGCCTGCGCATGCGGCTGCGGACGCTGCGCTACTTCCAGCTCGCCACCCCGCGCGCCGCGGCGAACCGGCTGTGGCACGAGTTCTCGCGCCGCCGCACGACTGCGAAGTGGGTCAGCAGGGGCGTGCGGATCGACTTCCTGCGGGTCAACGGGACCGGGGACCTGACGCCGGCGGTGGTCGCCGCGCTGAACCTGTTCATGGTCGACCATTCCGAGGTAGCGCTGTGGGTGGTGAGCCGGCGCCCGCTGATCGCCGCCGGCCTGGAGCCGAGGCCGAACCTGTTCCTGCAGCTCAGCGTGGACGCGACCACGACGCAGCAGGGCGGGTACCTGACCCGCGAGCTGGTCCGCACGAACCCTCGGGCCTATGTCTCATTCCTGCGCACCAAGGTGGCCGACGACGTGAGCGGCGCGGCGATCGTGTTCAACGAGAAGCAGACGTCTGGCCTGCCGTACGACGGCATCGCCGACTGCCCGGTGGACGCCGGCCGGCTGGAGCTCGGCAACGTGCGCGGCGTGGGCGGCACGGCGTGCTCGAAGTGCCGCAAGTGCTTCAGCCCGAAGACGCTGGAGCGGCAGCGGGCGGCGCTGTGACGAAGCGGCTCACGCCGATCCAGGCGCTGGACTTGAAGGAGCGGGTCGGAGCGCCGATGCTCGCGCCTCGGCTCAAGCGCCGTCGCGGCCGGGCCGGCGCGTATTCAGCGCGCCTACCGAGCAGGCGAGGCCGCGTGGATGGCCGCGGACATGATCCGCCAGTTCGTCGTGGTCGGAAAGCGCGAGGATCGATGCCGAAATCATCGATATGCGTGGCGCGATCCGTTCGGCGTTCACGCAATCGAAAGGACGACGCTCGTGAGCGACTACACCGAGATAGACCTCATCGAGGACAACGTCCTTGCGGCCTGGGGTCGGTGCCGGTTCTGTTCCGGTCGCAAATGCGAAACATGTGACTATACGGGTGTCGAGGTCGAAACGTTCGATTTGACATTCCTGCTACATAATTTCGCCGTCGCTGGTGCGCTACGTGCCGCCGAGGTTCGTGGGTATCTCGATGGCGTCAAAGCTGGGATTGCGCTCTGCGAGAGCGAGGTGCCCTCGTGACCCGCGCTGACATTTACCGCGAGGTCGCCGCAGCGCTCCGGGCCACAGGCGAGCGCGGCTCTGAGGTCGCGGCCCTGCTGGTCGAGCAGTTGGCGGACGAAGTGACCGAGCGCTTGCAATCGTCCAGCGTAGTGGTAGGGTAAACTCATGGGAGACGAAATGATCCAGATCGACATCCCGCTCTACCTCGCCGATTCCATCGCTGGGGCGCTGTATTCGCATGCGGATATGTACCGTCGCAGTAAGGGCGATTCGGAAGACGTCAAGGCGCTACGCGAGGCCGCTGACCAGCTGGAGACGATCGCCGAGAACATCGGGATTCGTGCTGCGAAGGCGCTGGCCGCGCCCGCCAAGGTCCGCCCGTGACTTGGTTCGTCTCGCAGGACGACGCGGTGCAGTGGCTGCGCGGCCTCCCCGACACCTCGGTCGACCTCGTGGTCACAGACCCGGCGTACGAGTCCCTGGAGAAGCACCGCGCCGTGGGGACGACCACCCGGCTCAAGCACAGCGCAGGCTCGAGCAACGACTGGTTCGAGATCTTCCCCAACGCGCGATTCCCGGAGCTCCTCGCCGAGGTCTATCGCGTGCTGCGCGACGACCGGCACTTCTACCTGATGTGCGACCAGGAGACGATGTTCGTGGTTAAGCCGATGGCCGAGTCCCTGGGGTTCCGGTTCTGGAAGCCCCTGGTGTGGGACAAGGTCACGATCGGCATGGGGTATCACTACCGCTGTCGGTACGAGTTCGTGCTGTTCTTCGAGAAGGGCAAGCGCAAGCTCAACGACCTGGGCGTAGCGGACGTGATCACCGCGGCGCGCGTGCGCGATGGGTACCCGACGGAGAAACCCGTCAAGCTCTCGACCGTGCTGATCGAGCAGAGCACGCAGCCCGGCGAGCTGGTGGTGGACCCGTTCATGGGTTCGGCGTCGGTGGGGGCCGCCGCGTTGATGGCCGGGCGCTCGTTCAAGGGATGCGACCTCAGCACGGAGAGCGTGGCGCTCGCGTCGCGCCGGCTGGCGATGATCGAGCCGACTTGACATCGACCACCGACGTGCTATAAACGTGGCATGACCACCGCTGACGACAAGAACCCATCTGGCTTCGTCCCTTGGCCCGAGGGTCAACCGCCCCAGTACAACGGGAGCGGACACCCGTGTGACATGTGGATCGGTCCCTGTTCGTGCGGCGCTACGCACACAGCGGCTCAGCGGGGACCTGCGGCGCCCGAGGCGCGTCGGGCGAGCGACGACAGGCCGAGCATCGCGGAGCTACAGCGCATCGAGCGCGACCATCTGTCGCCGGCACCGTGGGAGTCGCTCGACTGGTGGACGCTGGCCGACCGCGCGAAGATTGCCATCCGCAACGCCGCTCCGGTGCTCCTCGAGATCGCTGCGGCGGCGCTGGCTCGGCAGGCCGCCATGACGGCGATCGAGGAAGACAAGTCGGGCTCTCGGACGTGGGAGGCGCGCTGGGATGCCGTGTATGCTGCCGATCGGGCCATCAGAGCCGCGCTCGCCAAGGTCCGCCCGTGACCGACCTTGCGCAGTTGTACGAGGCCGCGATCCTGCGCTGGGGCGATGGCGAGACCCCCAAGGCGACCGACCTCGAGAACGAGGTCCACGAGCTCCAGGAGCGGCTCTGGGCCGCTGGCCCGCTTGGCGACGGGACCGAACAGCTCGCCCTCGGCGTGATCGAGTACATCGGCGGCTCGTTCGAGACCGAAGACGCGGAGCACGCGGTCGAGTGCCTCGGGAAGGCGATGGTCTGCGCGGCCGGCTACGCGTACCAGCACGGCCTGGCGCTTGCGCCGATCCTGGACCTGGCGCGCGCGCTCACGCGCCGCGACGACGTCCAGCCGGTGCACGGGGTGACCCGGCTCGCGGCGCTGGAGCGCCAAGACCTGGTCGAGTCTCATCACGTGGTCGCGGCGTTGGGGCTGTGCATCGCGAAAGGGACCGACGACTGCGAGATCGTGCACGGCCTGACGATCGAGCCCCACGGCGTGTTCCTGACGATCGGCAGGGAGATGCTGGAGCGCAACGATCCAAAGCTGCAGGCTGCCCTCGCCGAAGCGGTCACGTCATCCCTGGAGCCGGCCGCCAGGGTCCGGCTCGCGAAGGGGCAGGTTGGCGAGTGGCTCGCCGGCATCGATCGCCGGATAGACGCGGTGGCCGAGTTCCTGCCGGCGCAGCACGTCAACCCGCTCGGGATCTGCCCGCAGTGCGCGGCGCCGATGTCAACCCTCGATGGTACGGGCTACCGATGCGAGAACGGACACGAGCTGACCACGGAGCAGATGCGCGCCCTCCTTCGTGCGAGCACTGCAGAATGAGGCAGCGCTACATGCTGACCGTCGGGCGAGACCTCGTGCTGTGCCTGACCTGCTGGATCGACGGAGTGCGCACGATGCACGTTGACAGCGCCGCCCAGTAGTCTATGCTGGCGCGGTAAACCAAGGAGCAACGATGCCGAACACGGAACCGATCAGGATGGCGAACGGCGGGATCCCGCGTCGCCTCACGTTCGATCTGATGCGCGAGATGCACATGCACATCTGGCGCACGACCGGACGGAAGCCACACGATCACACGATCCGCTGCACGAAGGCGCATCGAGACGCCTATCTCCAGATGTTCGGAGACCGGCTCACCGCGGCCACCATCATGGAACCGGCCTTCGATGGTGTGCCGATCGCGGTCGATCTGGTCGATCTGGTCGGTGCAGTGCCTGCCGACCAGATGGAGTGGTTGCTGGCAGGGCAGGTTGTCGGCGTGCTGGCCGACCTGCGGGCCGGTGGCGGCTAGCCATGGTGGCCATCCCACGTCGAATCAAACGCACGAGCCGGCTGGCCTACGAGGGCCTCGTGGCCTCGGGCCAGCTCAAGGGCAAGTGCCAGCGCTACTTGTCCGCGCTGATCGAACACGGTCCAGCTACGAGCGGTGAGGTGATTGCCGAGATCAGTTCGCGCGACTACATCATGCGGAACGTCAACGCCGAGCGCGGCCGGTTCACCGAGCTCCAGGCGCGCGGTCTGATCCGGCAGATCGGCGAGCGCCCGTGCAAGATCAGCGGCCGGCTGTGCATCGTGTGGGCGCCGACCGGGCGCGACACCCCGCTCGACGAGGGCCGCAAGCACGTGGCGACCAGCCGGGCAGCGGAGTGGCAGGAGAGCGCGCGGCAGTGGCGGCTGATCGCAGACCGCGCGATCGATGTCATCGTCGGATCGAGCGAGGACGCCGGAGCCATCGTGGTCGCCGAGTACCAGGCGCTGGCCAAGCAGGAGCGAACGCGCGAGCGGCGGCGAGGTCGATCGTGACATTCCGCGCGCTGCTCGCAGCCATGCAGGAGTTCGCGACGGCGAATCCCGACCACGAAGCGCTCGACCGTCAGGTTGTAGTTCGGGTTGGCGTCCCGAACGGCGATGACGACGAGGATTTGCACGTCTGTGGTCTGCAGTCGGCGATCGTTGATGCTGGTTGCACGGATGACTTCGCGCTCGTTCTCGACGCCGACCAAGAGCCGGAGGATGACGAGTGACCGCGTTCGTCGGCCACACCTCCGACCAGACGCGGTTCCTCGCCGAGCGGCGCCGCCTGATCGCCCAGCGGGTTGCCGTCATGCAGGTGCGCCGCAAGGGCAGGCCGAGCCCGGAGCGGCGCGCCAAGCTGGTGGTTGCGGCGCGCGCCCGCTGGGCTGCCGATCGCGAACGGCTCGGGCTGGAGCCGCGCGACCGGACGATCGAGCATGGTGGAAGCCCGGACTACGAGATGGACCAGGTCCCGGACTCGCTCACGGAGGACAGGTGACGCGTCCGCGTAACGACGGGCGGCCGATGCTCGAGCGCTGCCGTGAGGCTCGCAAGTTGTCCGGATACCCTGCGCACGAGCGAAGCCATGATCTCGTCGAGGCTCTGGGTGCTGCCATGACAGTCGTAGAGGCTGCGATTCGCGCACACGATGACGCACGATTCGCGCCGGATCTTGCGCTTGCGGTCGAGGCGATCCGCCGTGCCGCCCCACGGTAAACCCCCGGTGACACGCGCGAGCGCCGGTGGTACGCTGGAGACGGAGCCATGGAAGACGAACCACAGAAGCGCGGGCGCCCGCCCGCTCACGTGCACCGTGCCAACTTGGCGCGCCTCGAGAGCCTGATCGTCGAGGGCTACACGATCGAGCGATGCATCGAGTTCATGATCGACGAGGGCCGCACCGACAACGAGGACACGGTGCGCCGCTGGCGAGCCGAGGTCTTCGCGCGCTGGACCAAGGAGGACATCGAGCTCCGACCGGCCCGCCGCGACATGATGCGGCAGCAGCTCATGATGCTGTTTCGCGCGAGCTATCAGGCGAGCACCGACACCGAAGGCCGGCCGCTCACCACGATGGCGGCGACGCTGAGCCGAGCCGAGTGCACCAAGATCGCCAAGCTGTCTTGTCAGCTCGACGGCTTGCTGGCGCCGACGGTGGTCAAAGTCGACGGGGCGGTGGACCCGCTGGCGATGTCCCCGAGCGAGCGCAGGGCGGAGATCGACGAGCTGCTCGCCAAGCGCGAGGCGGCGATGCGCGAGGCGGCAGGAAGGGATGGGAACTGACCGTGGTGATCAAGTGCGCAGTTGTCGGAGGCAGAACGTTCCACACCGGACCGTTCGAGACTCGCCTCTGCCTGGCACATCGCTGTGAGGCCGATTACAGGTTCGGCCCGGATGGCGTTTGGCGCCCAGGGGACGGCGAAACCTACGACGCGACGATCACGGAGATCCGATGACCGACCTGCTCGCCCCGCGGCCGATGACCCCGGCGCAGGTCGCGGACCTCGTCGAGCGCACGCGCGAGAACATGCGGGACATCGGCAGCTCCGACCTCTGCATCGCGACAAGGCTGGCCCGGTTCACCTGCAGGTATGCTGCGGCCGAGGACATCACGCTCCCCGAAGCGTGCCGCCAGGTGATCGCTCTCACTCGGTGCTCGGTCACGCAGTCGGCGGTGTACCGCTGGTGGGATCGCCTCTACCCCAGGCAGCGAAGGCCCGGACGACCATGAACCCCTGCCGATGCTGCGGCGTGATCCAGGTCGGCCTCCGCGCCGAGTTGCGCCGCTGCGTTCTCTGCGATTCCTGCGACCGACGGCACGGCCTCGAGCGCGAGGCGCTGGTCATGGCGCTGTTCGGCGTTGGCCGGCTGACCATGTGGGAGGCGATCGGCCAGCTGATGATCGACGACGCGCACCACGCCGGCATGCTGATGCTCCGCGGATCGCGAGGCGCCGCTGACCTGTGGGTCCCGCGTCCGGTGCCGCGCTGGGCGGTGGTGATCGGTCGAGCGCTCGCGCGCCAGGAGCAGCCCGCGGCCGGGGACGTGGTCGCCGCGGTGATGCAGCGGTACGTGCCCGGGCCGGCGAGCGCCCTTCCCGAGCTGCGCGCCGAGCTCACCGCCGCGCTGCAGGCGTTCGATCCGGACGTGCTCGGCGTCGAGGTCGCGTGCGAGCAGGACGTGCTCGACTCGGGTCACATGCTGATCAACATCCTGCACCGCACGGCTGCCGGGCCGGTGGTAACGCTGTCGCCGGAGGTCGAGATCCCCACGGACATCGGGCGAAGGCCGCGGGGGCAGGCATGAGGGCGCTCACGCTCACGCAGCCGTGGACCGGCCTCGTGGCGAGCGGAATCAAGCTCATCGAGAACAGGCCGCGGTCCATCGTCAGGACCGCGGACTTCGGTGAGCCTTTCGCGCTGCACGCGAGTCGCGAGATCGACGAGAGTGTCTATGGCCGGATCGGCGGGATCGCCCCCGAGCTCAGATCGGACATGGACATCGCCAATATCTCCGAATCGCTGTGGTACCCGCTCTCGCGTATCACGAGCTCGGTGATCGGCGTGGCGACGATCGTTCGCTCGTTGACGCCGGGAGAGGTGGAGACCGGGGCGATCGCTGATCCAGCTCAGGTTCGCTGGTTCTTCGGGCCCGTCGGCTACCTATTGCGCGACGTTCGCGCGCTCGCGACTCCGGTCCCGTGCCGCGGCTGGCAGGGCTTTTGGACGCTGCCGGAAGACATCGAACGCGCCGTATCGGAACAGATCCCGGCGAGGCGCCTCGGCCAAGGCGTGCTCGCGCTCGGGTAGGTCGTGGTCGCCTTCGGGACCGCAGAGGAGGCGCGGCTCACCGCCCTCTTGCGTGCGGACCACGGCGAGTCGTTCCGCGACTTCGTGGCGCGCGTCTCGCCGCACCACAGCATCAAGCGCCACCTCGAGCCGGTCGCCGACCTGTGGGAGCGCACGCGATACGAGCGGGTGTTCGCGTGCGTCGAGCTCCCCCCGCAGCATGGCAAGACCACGACCGGCCTGCACGGGCTGGCCTGGCGGATGGGGCGGGATCCTGTGCTCGCGCACGGGTTCGCGACCTATAACGACAACCTCGCGGCGTCGAAGTCTCGCATCTGCCGACGCATGGCCATCGCGAGCGGCGTGCAGATCCCGCGCGGCGCCGCTGCCGTGCACGAGTGGCAGACGACCCGCGGCGGCGGCTTGCTCGCCCACGGCTACAAGGGCCAGTGGGGCGGCATGCCCATCAACGGCGTGGCGCTCCTCGACGACCTGTACAAGGACCGCAAGGACGCCGAGAGCAAGGTGATCCGCGAGAACGTGTGGGAGTTCTTCACCGACGTCCTCTGGCCGCGCCTGCACCCGCCGAGCAAACGCAACATGGGCGCATCGGTGATCGCGCAGTTCACGCGATGGCATGCCGACGACCTGATCGGCCGGCTGCTGCAGGGCAAGTACAAGGGGTACCAGTTCGAGGAGATCCGGCTCGCGGCGATCTGCGAGGACGAGGACGACATCTTGGGGCGGCAGATCGGCGAGGCGCTCTGGCCCGAGCAGATGCCGATCGACGAGCTCCGCCGCATCGAGGAGAGCTCGGGGCCGTACAGCTTCGCGTCGCTCTACCAGCAGCGCCCGCGGCCCCGCGGCGCCGACATCTTCGGCGAGCCGGCTACGTTCTCGCTCGCGGACTGGCGGCCCGACGAACACCGCATCATCATCTGCTGTGACCCCGCAGCCACCGACGACAACCGCGCCGATTTCTCCGCCGCGTTCGTCCTCGCTGCGAAGGGATTCGGCCTGGACATGAAGGTGTGGATCCTCCACGGCTGGCGCGACCACATCACGGTGCCGGCCGTCGCGCGCAAGCTGTACGAGATCCAGCAACGGCACTGGGGCGACCGCTACCCGGTGCCGATCGCGGTCGAGAGCGTGGGCGGGTTCAAGGCGGTGCCGCAGATCCTGAAGGAGATCGAGCCGCGCCTACGCATTCGCCCCATCAAGCCGAAGGGCGACAAGTTCACCCGCGCGCAGGGCTTCGCGGCGGCGTGGAACGCGGGCCGGGTGCTCGTGCCGATCGACAGCGACCTGTGGTGGGACAGCAAGGCCGCGTGGCCCGACGGGCGTCAGGGCCGGTTCCTGCTGCCGGCGAACGAGGTCACCGGAGAGCGCTTCGCGCGCAAGCTCCGCGCCGGCGTTCAGGCCGGCATCACCTGGGCCGACGAGCTGCTGTGGGAGGCGGACAAGTTCACCGGCGTGGGCGATCTCGAGGATGACCAGATCGACGCGCTCGCACACGGGTATAACGAGCTCCACGATGTCAAGCAACCCAATCGCGGAGAACGTCCTAACCGAAGCGCGTTCGGATGATTCCCCCTTGCGCGAGCACAGTAGCAGTGCTATAAACAGAGCATGAACACGACGACGCAGCTCTCGGCAGGCCAGAAGATCACGAACAGCAAGGCGTTCGTCTCGCCGATCGGCGCCTACTTCGCGGCAGGCTCGGTCTTCACCGTCGAGGTGGTGGGGACGGTCAACACGCGATGCCGAGCCAACATGTGCGGCTCGGTGGTGTGGGTGATGGGAAATGAGATCGGCGACATCATCGCCACCGACGCGTGGCGCTAACCCGGAGGAAGCCATGATGAACACGACGCAGACCGAGACCGACCCGTTCGCCCTCGTAGCCGCTCACATCGAGGCCATCAAGCCCGCGCACATCGCGGCGTGGCGCGGCCCCGTGGTGCGCGGCTACGCGGTCGGCGCGGTCGTGTGGATGTGGGACCACTACAACACCGCGGTGGTCACCGGACCCGGGACCGAGGCCGACCACTGGGCCATCACCACCACGGACGCCGACGGATCGGTGAATGAGTACGAGTACATGTCCGCCCATTTGCGGCCCGCTGTTGCGCCGGTGGAGTTCCGCTGGTGATCTCGGAGACACTCGAGGAATTCCGAGCCCGCATCGCGGCGCGCCTCGACGAGCACTTCGCCAAGTTCGCGCCTGCCATCGCCGCGATCAACGCTGGCATGGAGACCGGCAACCGTAAGCAAGGAGAGCGACGATGAGAGCGACGATCCTGTTCCTGATATGCGCAACGGCATGCGCGCTCGACGTGGCCCCGTCCACGTCCGACAGCACGCAGGCGCTGCAGGTGCCGTGCGACTACGACGACGACGGCAACCCGATCTACTGCAGCGGAGGCGGCGGCGGAGGCGGTGGGGCGCCCGTCAATCGATGCTCGTCGGTCACCTCGAACTGCGATCCGACGCTCCTATTCGGCCTCGCGGACCAGGCGTGCCGCACCGCGTGCCTGGACAGCGCCGCCGTGTGCCAGCCGTCCTACACCTGCCCGGCCGGGACTGACCAGCCGGTGTGCCACCTCGGCTACTGCGCGGACTGGCGATGAAGCTCGAGCACATCCCCGTCCCGGCGTGGTCGCCGCCGCGATGCGGACCCTGGCGGATCCGCTGGACGCGGCCCGACGGCGAGAGCGGAACCACCGCGTGCACCTGGGACGTCCACGCCGAGGCGCAGGCGATGGCGAACGTTGCGAACCGCGTCTGTCGAGAGGGCTGCACGTACGACGTCGTGCCAGCTGGAGACCCATCATGAGCTCAGGTACCAAGGTCGGGCTCATCCCGAATCGCCTCCCCGCCGACCCCCGTACGCGCGGTCGCCTGCTGCGCCTTGCCCAGCGCGGCGCCGAGGTCTGCCACAAGCACCGGGCCGTGCTCCTCGCGCTGATCAGCGACACGGCGGCGGCGGCCTTGGTGGAGCTGGCGATCGCCGAGTCCCGGGCGACGGTCGCCGAGCGCTCGCTCGCTGCGGCGCAGGTGCGGATTGACCAGCTCAAGCGCCAGCTGCGCGAGGAGACCTTCGACGAGCCGACCAGGCAGGGTGACGCCAAGGTCACCGCGCAGCTCCGCGAGCGGTCGTCGCGCACCGACATGATAAAGATCGTCGGCTGATCAACGGGCGCAGTGCCGCTCGCGCTCGCGGGCCATGTTCGCCCCGTGGGTTCCGCAGCGCGCGATGACCGCCTTGCAGGTCGTGCAGCGGATCAGGCGCGAGGCGCGCTCGCGACATCCGGCCGTGCCGCACGCGTGCTTGCCGATGTGGAGCAGGAGGTGGGCGGTGTTGAGCATGGGGCATCGTAGCACGACGACGCTTGACAGCTGAATAGTTGTGCGGTAAACATGATGGATGGGAACAGATATCCATCTCTACGTCGAGCGACGAGATCCATCCACGGGAAGGTGGGGCTTGGTAGCACCACCCGCGACGCCACCCGCAGCGGAGCGAACCACGATGAGAACTAACCGAGACGGGAAGGAGTACGCGTACGTCTCGCCGTTCTGGGGTCCGCACGAGTGCATGTACGATCCGGGGCCTCCCGACGAAGATAGCGACGATCCCGAGTCCGACCGCATGCGGCGTCTTCGCTGGTACCACAATCGAAACTACGACGTGTTCGCCATCCTGACCGGCACCGTCCGCAACGGCGTCGGGTTCGCGGGCTGCGACCTCGGCGACGGGTTCCACGGCATAACCAAGGAGCCCCGTGGAGCTCCCGAGGACGCCGCGAAGCGCTTCAAGAAGGCGACGTGGGACCACAGCGAGAGCTGGCTCGGGCTCGGTGAGATCATGGAATTCAACTGGGATCAGGTCACGCGCAAGCGCGGTGTGATCCCGCTTGCCAGATCGGATGAGCGGGCATGGGGTCACGATGTTTTCTACACCGACTGGCAGGAGAAACGTGGTGCGCCGTCGTCGTACTGTGGCGATGTTGGTGGCGGCGGGACGCGAGTCGTCGATGAAGCGACGGCCAAGCACATCCTGTTAACCGGAGGAGGCACGCAAGGGGTATACGTCCGAGTCCAGTGGACGGAGACCTATCGCGAGGCGGCCAAGGACTTCCTGGCGTTCGTCGATCAGATGCTCTTGCCGCTCGGCGATCCGAATGATACGCGGATCGTCTTCGGGTTCGATTCATAGCGCGGCATGATACCCTGACGGGGATGGCATCCATCCCCGGCTCCATGATCGGCGCCCAGCTCGACAGCCTCCCCGGCGGCCCGGCGCTCGCCGCGGCCACCGCGCTGAACATGCGGCTGCGGTCCGACGCGCCGGCTGGCGGCACCGCGACCGCGCAGCTCAATCTCGCGTCCGACGCGCTCTCACTGACCTGGGGGGACCTGTGCGCGCGGCACCCCGAATGGCTGGGCGACTACTGGGCCGAGTGCCGGGCGCTCTACGCCGGCGGTCAGCGCTTGCTCGCCGATCCAGCGCTGATGAAGCGGCTGTTCCCGCAGAACCTGTATGAGGACGCGGCCGTGTATGAACAGCGCAAGCGCCGCGCCCACTACTACCCGTACCCCGGGACGATCATCGACCACCTGCTGGCCGGACTCGGGACCGACCCGCTCAAGGTCTCATTCACCCTGCTCGATGCCGACGACGGCAAGGCACAGGAGCCTGATGCGAAAGCGAAGTGGTGGCAGGAGTGGGTGTCCGACGTCACCGACGAGGCCGAGCGCCCCGCGGACTACGGGCTCGAGGATACCAACGACGAGGACGAGGACGACGAGGGCGGCCGGTCGATCCACCGCTTCTGCGTCGACACGTTGCGCGAGGCGCTGCAGACCCGCACGGCGTGGGTGCTCGCCGACCTGCCGCGCGCCGGCGAAGAGGAGCCGGGCGAGGGCCTGGACCCGTATCTCCGCCTGATCCCTGCGGAGCAGGTGGTCGACTGGCAGTACGACGACGAGGGCCGGCTGACCTGGGCCATGGTCCTGACGTGCGCGCAGATCCGCCTGACCCCGAAGGATCGCCGCAAGGCCGTGCGCCACACGTTCGTCGTGTGGGACGCCTACCAGTGGCTCAAGTACGTGATCGACGTCGACCCCGCCAAGCCCCCGCACGTGGACGAGGTGTTCCGCCCGATCGACGGCGGCCCGCACGCGTTCGGGCGCGTCCCGCTCGAGTGCCTGGCGTTGCCCGAGGGCCTCTACGCGATGGGCAAGCTCCACTGCCTGGCCAAGGAGCACCTGAACAAGCGCTGCGCGATGGGGTGGGCTGAGTACCGCTCGCTGTTCGCGCAGCTCTACGAGTTCCTGGGGCCGAGCGACGGTTCCCAATCCGGAACGGACCTGCCGACGATCGCGAGCGACCAGAACCGGACTACGAACCAGGTGCGCGGTGTGGGCTACACACAGACGCGCGCGGCCGGCGATGACGCGCGGTACGTCGGGATCGACCCGGCGGTGTTCGTCGCGGCGCGCGAGAGCTGCAACGACGCGATGCGCGAGATGCACCGGGTCATGTTCAGCATGGCGCTGTCGGCGAACATGGACAACGCGGCGCTGCAGCGCTCGGGCGAGAGCAAGCAGCAAGATCATGCGACGACGGCGGTGGTGCTGGATGCGCTCGCGGCGCTGCTGCACCCGTTCGTGCGCCGGCTGTTCGTGCTCGCGTCGCTGGGCCGCGGCGAGGCCGTGCCGAAGGCCAGCATCACCGGCCTGGAAAGCTTCGACGTCACCGGCGTGAACGACGCGATCGCGCTGGCGATCGACGTGTTCAACGGGATTCCGCAGAAGAGCCCGCGGTTCGCCGAGTTGTTCCTCTCGAAGACCTACGGGACGATCCTGGGCGACGTGCCCCAGGATGACGCCGAGCTCATCCGCGAGCAGATCCGCGAGAGCCTGACGGCGGAGGAGATGGCGGCAGAGGCGATGCAAGCCGCGGCGACCGCAGGCGGGGCGGTGCAGCCGGGCGCGAATCCACCGGCCGGCGCTGGTCCGGTGCCACCAGCGCAACCCAAGCCCGCAGCGAAGCCGGCGCGGGCCAAGAAGTGAGCTCAGCCCTTGATGGCCTTGGCAGGCGCCGGGAGTCCGCGCCCGCCGCCGGTCAGGTTAACCGTGGCGCCGGCCGCACGCCCGGCCACCAGACCAGAGCGGCTCGAAATCTGACCGATCGGCGTTGCCTTGCCAAACGAAGCGGACCGCCGCATGTACGCGGCCTCCACCTCTGCTCGGTCATGGTCGATGATCGCGAGCGCCTGCGTCTCGCGGCTTGTCTGGTTCGCGGTGTCCGGTCCGGTCAGCGCCGCTGCGGCGGCAACGTCGGATCGCTTGTTCGTTTCTTGTTCAGAGGCCTGCCTGCGCAGCCGCTTCGCGATCACGCCGGATGCACCGACACGAAACGCGTTCTTCCACGAGCGGGCCGGCTGATCGTAGCCAGCGTCGCGCCGTGCAAGGTGACCGATCGGACCATCCCAGGCCTCATCGGCGAGCCGGTCGACCTCACGGTAGAGGTACTGGCAAAGGTAGTCCCAGGTCCGGATCGCGCTCGTGCGCCCCATGCCCAAGATCTTCCCTCCACAGCTGAACATCTCGATCCCGAGTGCCTGGGCGGCACCCGAAGCGATGAACACCTTCCACGCCACGCGCCGGCCTTCGGTCTTAGTTCCCGTGATGCCCTCCTCGACGATCGGCTCCGCATGGCGCTCGGAGTCGGTCACGCGGAGCATGGCTTCATTGAGGTCGTGCTTGCGCATGAGCTCGGCGGCACGCGCGGCTGCCGCCGCTGCCTCGTGCTCGTTGCTGCTCTTGCTGAGTTCCAGGAGCTTGCGAATCCGATCGACGATTTGGCTCGGTGCGTTCATGCTCGAAGCGTAGCACCGCGGTAAACTATGTCAAGCGCCAAGGTCGAAGCCGTACAGCGTCTGGTCCGCGAGTCGGTCCAGGCGGTGGACGCGCTCTCGCCGGTGGCGCTGCGGGCGGTGCTGCCGGCGCTGCGGGCGGTGCGCGACGAGCTGCAGACCGACGTCCGGGGCTGGCTCGACGGCGCCGACTACCGGGGCGCGTTCACCGCGCTGCAGCGCACCGGGATGTTGCGCGCGCTCGAGGGCACCTTCGACCGGGTCAGGGAGCTCGACCCGGCGATGGCTGGCGCGCTCGCGGCGGGGCGGCATGCCACGGGGCCGCTGGCGATCCACAACCTCGACACCGAGATCACCCGGTTGTCGGCGATCTTCGGGAATGGCATGCCACAGCTCCCCGACATCAAGACGGCGGCGGTGCTGGCGCAGGGCGACAAGCTGCTCTGGCGCCGGCACGAGAGCTCGGCGAAGCGCTACGCCGGCCAGGTCGGCGACGACATCAAGCACCTGCTCGCGGTTGGGGTCGCAAAGCACGAGAGCATCGAGCAGCTGGTCGCGCGCCTGCGCAAACTCGGCCCGGGGCCGCGTGTGGTCGGCGGCGATCCCGGGGCAGACGCGGCGCGGATCGCGGAGGGGATGTTCGCGCGACACCGCTGGTGGGCCGACCGGCTCGTGCGCACCGAGACGATGCACGCCTACAACGTCCAGCACGACGTTGCGACGGTGCACGCGAATGAGAACCGGCCCGACGGCGAGCCGGAGTACGTGCGGCGGTGGGACGCGAGCATGGACAGCCGGGTGTGCCCGATCTGCGCGGGGCTCGATGGCAAGACGGCGCCGATCGGCGGCATGTTCCCAGGCGGCTACGACAGCCCGCCCGCACATTCGTGCTGTAGATGCACGGTGTTAGCCTGGAACCCAGCCTGGGGCGAGATGCGCACCGCGACCGACGCGCGCGCCGCGGCGCGGCCCGAGCCAGAGCCCGAGCCGATCAGGCACGAGGACGGCCCGGTGGCGATCGAGAACCGCGCGGCCGACCACGCGCCCGACGGCTGGCGGATCGGCGTGGGCCGCATCCACGAGCACGCCACCGAGGTCCCGGACGTCGTGCCGACGCAGCCGGCGGTGGTCGCGCGCGAGCACGTGCCCGAGTCCGCGTACCGCGCAGCAGCCGAGCGCGCCGCGGCGAAGCTGGTCCAGGTCGTCGAGGCCGCGGAGAAACGCGCTGCCCCGGAGGCGGAGGCGGTCATCTGGGAGCACAAGAAGAACCCGAAGCGTGTGGAGGCGGCGAGAAAGGCGGGGGAGGCTTCCGTGGAGCGCCGGCGCGAGATCCATTCGGCTGTTGCGAGCAATCTGCCGCAGGAGCTGCAAGCGACGTGGGGCAAGGAGGGCCACAAGTTCATGCAGCAGGAGGCGGCACGGATCCGCGGCGTCAAGGATCCCATCAACGCGGCGTCCAAGATCTCCGAGGCGTTCGCCGAGCAGTACGGATCTGGCAGCGAGACCTCACGCGGCTACGAGGGGGACAGGTACCACCGGCGCGCGGAGATCGAGGCGAAGCATGCCGAGTCGTGGGCGGACGAGCAGGAGAAGAAATACTACGCGGCGGCGGCGCGCTCCGAGCGTCAGGTTCAGCCGGCGAGGGCGCCGCGGACGTCGCAGAAATCGAAGCATGACGACGATGTCCCGTTCTGATACAGTAAACTCGATGAGTCAGCCAAGCGCAGTGGTCCTGCGTCGAGCGGCAGCGATGGCCACGCTCGACGCCCGGGCGGCATGGAAGGAGGCGCGCGCCCATCCCGACGAGAAGCGCACCAGGGCCGCGTTCCGCCAATGCGTGCTAGCGGCTCGGATGATGCGCCGAGCAGCCGGCACGCTGGCGGCCGGTGGCGATCGGCGGCGACGGATGACGGCGGATGCCGAGCGGATCAAGGCTGCCGCAGACGATCTCAAGGCGCGGCTCGTCCGCATTGTCGAAGACGGCTCGGCGTGACCCGGGGATCTGCCAAGGGCGCGCCAGGTCTCACCGGCCCGGCGCTGGGGGTGGCCGTTCGGGGAGCCGAAGTAGCTTGACATAGTTTGTAGCGGTGCTATGTTGATGGCATGAATACCTCCATGGAACGCGCTTCGCTGCCGCGTATCGTCCGATTCCTCGGTGTCGATGACCACGGGCCGGGCGGATCGGCGAGCTGCCCGCACTGCGGCGCCACCGGGCGCTACGTGATCCGATTCCAGGTCGAAGACGGACGGCAGCTTGGTGCGATGCGCGGCTGCGTCAAGCTGTTCCCGGTCACCGAGCTGGCGCGGCAGCACGAGCACTTCGTGGCCAAGCAGACGCGATACTCGGCGCAGCGACCGCCGTGGAAGCTGAATGCGCTTGATGCCGAGGCGCTGCGCGGAATCGAGGAGGCGATCGACGGCAAGGCCGACGTGCATCAGGCTGTCATCCGCGCGCAAACCGCCCGCAAGATCGCGGCGATGTCCGCAAGGAGGAGACGATGAGCAAGATCACCCACGATGCGTCTGGACGAGAGCTGTGCGGGACATGCGCTCCAGGTACCGAGGAGGCCAACCATCCTGTCGGGATGATCTTCGTCGGCTGGGGGCATGGATGGCAGCCATGCAAGACCTGCGGCGGATCTGGGCTGGCGAGTACCAAACATTGCTCGGACAGTCATTGCGAGCTGCCGTTTGGTCACACCGGCGCGCACCGGATGGGCCTCTACATCAGGGTCCAAGACTGAACGTCCGCCGGGCTTCCTGTAGACGCCGTGCGGTAAACGCGCCAAGATGTCACAGGAGCATCATGGCACCCAAAATCAAGAAGCCGGACGACGACGACGACACCGAGACTGACGACTTCACCGAGGCGCAGCTGAACAAGCTGGGCGGCCTGGTGAACGCGGCGGTGAGCAAGCAGCTGGGGCGCCAGCTGGACAAGGCGGTGGGCACGGCGCTGGCGCCGCAGCTCGCCGAGCTCAAGGAGCTGATCCAGGGCAAGGCCAAGGCGGCGCCGGCCGGTGACGAGACCGAGGACGACGAGACCGAGGATCCCCCGGTGAAGCCCGCGAAGGGCAAGACCGGCAAGCAGCCCGCGCGCGCGGCCGGCCCGGATCCGGCGGTCGCCGCGATGCAGCGCGAGCTGGCGCAGATCAAGGAGGAGCGGGCCAGGGAGCGCACCCAGGCCGCGGCGGCGCAGCGCGACGGCGCGCTCCGTGACCACCTGGGCAAGCTGGGCGTCAAGCCCGAGCTCATGCGCGGCGCGGTGGCGATCCTCCGCGAGTCGACCCGCCAGGATGAGAAAACGGGCGACTGGTCGTACGTGGCGCAGCGTGACGGCTACACCGAGGAGCTGGACCTGGGCGCCGGCGCCAAGGACTGGATCGGCACGGACGAGGGCAAGGCGCACGTCGCCGCGCCGGAGAAACCGCGTCCGGGTGGGACCGGCATGCCGCGCGTGATCGGCGGCAACGGTGGCGCTCGTCCGGCGGCGAGCGGCGACGCGAAGACCGCCAAGGCCCAGAAGGTGGCCGGCGCGTACGAGCAGCTGGCGCAGGCCGCCGGGGCGCTGGTGGCCGGCGGTGACCTTCCGAGCAGTTAGCGGTTAGGCGAAGAACGAAGCCAGCGCGGGCCAAGAAGTCAGCTCAGCCAATCCCCATCTGTCGCCGTTCGGCCTGCGCATCCTGGGCGTGGCCGCCATGGCCAGACTCGTACGAGCATCCGCCGGGCCGAGCGGCGCAGTCGATCTCGGCCTCGCCACAGTCGTCGCAGATCGGCAGCAGGTTGCACGCGTCGCACCACAAGGTGGCCGTGCCGGCGGCCTTCGGGGCACGGCACTTCGCGCGGTCGCAGGTGGTGTTCTGATAGGTGGGCTGAGCCGGTAGGTTCATCGTGTTCATCACGAGAACAACATAGCACTGCGGTAAACTATGTCAAGCCTGACCGTCGCGCCAAGTTCAGCAGCTACCGCAGCCGCTGAGCCCAGTGTGACACCCGGTCGCCTCGCTCGGGCACCCGTTGTTCCCGTCCGTGGCTGCGGTGGTGGGATCTGGGATGAACCCGCCGCCGGCTCTGGTCAGCTGCCGGCTCGACAGCACGCGCACGCTCTCACGCGACAGCTTCAGTACCCGCTTGTTCGTTTGCTTCATGGGGCGACCGTAGCGCGGGCGGCCTGTTTCAGGTAGGCTCTGCTCGTGCGGTGGAGCAGCGGTAGCTCGTCGGGCTCATAACCCGAAGGTCGCAGGTTCGATCCCTGCCCGCGCAACCAATTCCCCTTGCGTTTTAGCGTAGTGCTGCTATAAATATGGCATGGCGAACCTTCAAGAAATTTACGATGCGATCGTGCGCGCTTCGGATATCGTTCTCGGACCGAACGGGAAATCATATGGATGGTCCAAGGCGATCGCGGATACTGCGGTCGAATTGATTGACATGCCCAGCGATGATCTCGGTCATGGACTGGAAGCGAACGCGAAGCGGGAGAAATAGGGCATGAAAGACCTCGATGACGGACCGGACGGGCTCAACGATGCGGTGTTCGAGCGGATGCTTGGTGGTGGCCGGAAGCGCGCGCCGATACGCAGGACGACCCCGAAGGTCACGAAGACCTACGATGCGTTCTGCCGCCTCTGGCTCTCCTTCGGACCGTGCGCGACGGTCGACGCGAACCGCCGGGTGTCCGCCGCCGGGTACCACGCGACCATGGCACACTTCGCCGCGACCGGCGCGAGCGATCCTCGGGTTCGATGACCGCGGCGGCGTCGGTCACGTCACGCTGGCTCAGACGCTCGGGCTGTTCGGGACCGATGGCCAGCCGCCTCCGAGCGCATGGCCGGAGCGCGACAATGGCGTCATCCCGTGGCTCGCCGACCTACAGCGCGAGCATCGACTGAAGACCAAGGCGTAGCTGCTGAATCCTCTTGACTCCGGCGGCTTGGTCTGTAGGCTTGACAACACTACGGCTGGTTTGGAGCACCAGACGGGAGCACGACAGGGGATGACCCTGGGCGAACGCAGCGCGGGCGACCCCGCGTGCACATCCCCAGGAGTCTCCCTTGTCCGTCGTCGCAACCGCACAAATCGCCAGCGCGCTGACCACGATCTTCGAGGATCGGATCGCGTCTCAGATCAACCGCGCCACGGTGCTGCTGCAGGTGCTGCCCGTCGGCAACGGCACCACCGGCAAGAACATCACGTGGGCCGCTCGGTTCGGGACTGCGGTCGGCGCTGCGCGCGCCGAGGGCGCGGACGTCACTACGTTCGACAACGATGACAAGATCCCGGCCTCGCTGGAGTTCGGGACCTACGACACGTCGTTCTCGGTCACCGGGAAGGCGATGGCGATGGCGGCGGCGGCCAAGAACCCCGACGAGATCGCCAACCTCTTCGTGGACGAGCTCGGTGACAGCGTCGAGCGCCTCGCCAAGGGCGTGGGACAGGACCTGTGGTCCGGCTCGGGCGCGGCCAACTTCATCTTCGGCCTGCTCGCCACCGGCGGCCCGCTGTCGAACACCGGCACGTACGCGGGGATCGACCGCGGAGTGCGGGCGCAGTGGCAGAGCAACGTGTCGGCGAACGGCGGCGTCGGGCGCGCGCTGACCTTCGACGTGATGCGCGGGCTGCGCACGCAGATCTACCGCGCGAGCGGCGTCAAGCCCGACCTGATCATCACCACCCCCGAGCTGTACAACAAGTACGGCACCCTGTTCGGTCAGCAGCGCCGGTACGTGACCGACATCCGGCTCCGCGGCCAGCAGATCGTGCTCGACGGTGGCTTCACCATGCTGGAGTTCGACGGTGTCCCGATCCTCGAGGATGTCGACTGCCCGACCGGCAACATGGTCATGCTGAGCACGGCTTGCGTGCGCGTGCTGCAGCTGCCCGACCAGGTCAGCATGGCCAACCAGTCGATGGCGATGATCGCCGTCGCCGGCACGCCGGAGGAGCAGCTGGGCCAGCCGACCGGCAAGCTCACCGCGCGCATCCACCCGCTCGGCCCCAAGGGTGACGCGTACCCGTTCCAGCTGATCATCTACCCCCAGTTGCAGTGCCGGCATCCGTTCCGGTGCGGCGTGATCAAGGACCTCGACGCCGCGCTGTGATCGTCGAGGCGCGTCGGCTCCGCGCCAGCCGACGTGCTCACCCCTGGCGCACGGCACAGGAGCAGCCGACCATGCAGCAGCAACGCACCGAGAACGACATCGAGTTCGACCGCGCCGCCCGCGAGGGCGGGGACGTGCGGGTCTTCAACGTCTCGCCCTTCGACGCGCGGTTCGAGATCGCCACGGTCCCCGGCTCGCCGCCGCGGATGATCCGGCTCAAGCCCGGCGAGAGCACGTTGCTGCAGCGCGGCTACACCGTCGAGACCCAATCGATGGCCTCGAAGAACTACCGGCTGCCGCCGGCGATCGAGGTCAACACGATGCGCGAGGCGTGGCCGGGCAAGCGCACGATCAAGTCCGGCGTCGAGACCTGGCACGTCCAGCCCGGACCGCGCCTGCCGATGGTCGTGAGCGAGTTCCGCGCCGCCGAGGTCAAGGCCCAGTGGGAGGCGGCGATGATGGAGCGCTCCGAGGCCGAGCGCGCGCCGATGCGCCTCGTCATGCAGCGCACCGACGGGACCGCGGTCGAGGTCGAGGCCGCGGTCGAGAGCGTGCCTGCGCCGCGCGCCAAGGCCGCAGCGGACGACACCGGCGTAGTGCAGATCCCCGACGACGACCCCGAGGACATGCCGACGCCGACCCTGCCCGCGGCGCAGCCCCCGGCCGCGCCCGCCAAGCCCGAGATCAAGAAGGCCGGCCGCTGATCATGGCGTTCACCGGCGCCGAGAAGACGACCATCCGCGAGTACATGGGATGGAGCGCGCGTTTCGCGCAGTTCGACACGGCACTGGAGCGGGCCATGTCCGCGATCGAAACCATGCCCGACGACGAGGCGAAGGTGCGCGTGCACCTGACCGAGCTGGCGCGCATCGACGCCGCGCTGGTCGCCTGCGAAGTCCGGTTCAAGGCGGACAAGGTCGGCAGCATCGAGCTGGCGCCGCGCGAGCTCAAGCAGCTCCGATCCCGCGGCGAGGAGCGACTCGGCCGGCTTGCGACCCTGCTCGGCGTCGAGGTCCGCAACTCGCCCTTCCAGCCGAGCCTGCCCGCCTTCCGCTCGTCGTTCGGCGGCCCCACCGGAGGCGGCAACTCGCAGATGCAGGGCTGACCCGTTCCGCGTCGGGCGGTGGAGCATAACGCTCCAGTGCCTCCGCCGCCCGACGTTGGATCTACTGAGACCAGGAGCAACGAGGACCCCATGACTACCGCCCAGTGCAGCTACGCACCATCCCTGATCTTCACGCTGAACGAAGCCACGGCGGCGCAGCTGACCTGGCAGTTTCACCTCGTCAAGAGCGCCGACTCGACCGACGCCACCGGCGTGGTTCCGGTGATGACGATCTCGAAGGCCGGTGGCGCGTTCGCCGCGGTCAACGCCGGGACCGCGATCACCGAGCTCACCAACGGGTGGTACAAGGTGGTCCACAACACGGCCGACTTCGACACGATCGGCGCGCTCGGCGTGCGGATCGCGGTCGCCACCGCGGACACGATCAACGTGTGCCACCAGGTGACCGCGCTGGATCAGAACGTGGCCACGGTGAACCCCGGCGCAGGCGGGATCACCGCGGCGACGCTCGCCAGCGATGCGCTCGCGGCGATCAGCTCTCCGCTCTCGATCGTGAACAAGGTCTACGCGCTCACGGCCGACGGTGACACCGCGATCTCGATGCTCGAATGCCAGGACGCGGTGGTGACCGTGACCGGCACCTTCGGCTCGGGCACGGTGCAGATGCAGACCACGGAGGATCCGACCGTGGTCTCCCCGGTCTGGACGAACCGCGGCTCGGGGATCACGAGCTCGAACGCGGCCACGCCGCTCACGGTCGCGGGGCCGCACAACGCGATCCGCGCGCACCTCACGGGCTCGACCACGCCGGCGATCGCCATGACGATCACCCTTCGCAAGGCGTTCGCGCTGATCTGACATGCCCGTCCCTGCCCTCATCGGTACCGCCACGCTGGATCCCGCGGTCCTCGTGGACTCGCTCGTGCCCGACCTGATCGACGGGCTGCGGGACGAGCTGCTGCCGTCGTTCGGCGTGCGCGCCTACCGCGTGTACCGGGTGGTGCGCACGTGGTCGGGCGGGGACATCGGCGAGGGCACGATGACCGACGTGGGCGCCGAGCTGCGGCCCCGGCCGCGGGTCAAGATCTGGGACGGGCTCAAGTACGTGCAGGCGGTCTGTGGCATCCGTGAGCTGGGCGACGTCAAGCTCACCGAGGTGTCGCTGACCTACAGCGACGCTGACCTGACCGGCCAGCCGCTCGACCCGCGGCGCCAGGAGATGTTCATCGCGATCGGCGAGGGCAACGGCCAGGGGTCGCCGGTCCGGCTGTGGGGGCACACGCAGCCCCCATTCATCGATCGCGAGGTCGACATGGGCTGGGTGCTCCACCTCCGCCGCGTGGAGGCCGCGCCGCCATGGCAACCGTGATCGAGGTTCCGCTCAGCGGACTGGAGGCGGCGCTGGACCGCACCGAGCGCAAGGTGCGGCGGGCGATCGCGCGCGGCGCGCTGGCCGGCGCGCACCGGGGCCGGGCGGTGGTCGTCCGGGTGACGCCGGTCGACCTCGGGCCGATGAAAGCCGCGTGGAAGGTCAACCCGGGCACGGCCGACTTCGAGGGCGATCTTGACGGTGTGCTCGCCACGCTGGTCAACGACAGCCCAAACATCGCCGCGGTGGAGCTCGGTTCGCGCCCGCACCCGATGAGCCCGGAGGGTTGGACGGCGATCTACGAGTGGGTCCGCCGGCACTACCGGGGCGGCAAGCTCGGGGGCAAGGGCCGCATGCGGCCCCGCCTGGAGGCCACGGTCACGATGCGGCCGTACCACGGCGAGGATCCGGTGATCAGCGAGGTCACGAACGCGATCGTGCATCGCATCGCGGTCAAGGGGACGCCGGCGCGGCTGTTCGTCAAGAACGCGCTGCCCGAGATCCGCCGGGTGATGATCGAAGAGCTCGAACGCGCACTCGCCAACGCGGAGAAACAGCCGTGAGCGACGATCTCGACATCGGCGGTGGCGTGACGATCCGTCTCGACGAGGACGGCGGCGGACTGATCTGGCGTCACCCGGCGTGCCGCGCGCTGATCGACGGCTCATGGCAGACGCGTCTGCAGAGCGCCTGGATGACGCTGCGCTACCGACCCGATCCAGTGTCAACGGGTCACGTGCTCGTTGCGCCGTGGCCGAACCTGACGATCGAGGGCTCGCTGCTGTGCCCGGCGGGCTGCGGCAAGCACGGGTTCATCCGCGGCGGACGGTGGGTGGAATCATGACGGTCCCGTGCATCGTGCGGATCGACGCGCTCGAGGCGTTCACCGCGTTCGTCGAGGCCAACATCCCCGCGCTCGTGGGCCGCACGTGCGCCGGCCAGGCGCCGAGCGGCGAGCTGGAGAAGGTGCCGAACCTGTCGATCGAGCCCAGCAAATGGCTCTACAACGCGGATACCGTCGAGGCCGTGCGATCGCTCCCCGGCAACGTGCTGGTCTACCAGGTGGGATGGCACGAAGCCGCGTGCGTGATCTCGATCATCGCGTCCTCGCCGCGGCAGCGCGCCGTGCTCGAGGCGCAGGTGCTCGACCTGTTCCTGAGCTCCAAGCACCCGGTCAGCGGCATGCACCAGCCGGGGATCCTGGTGTTCACGGTAACCGCCTGCCCCGAGGTCGGCGACTGGACCACCTATTTCGACCTCGACGAGGATCAGTGGGTCGAGACCCTGGCGCTCGACCGCCGGTACGAGAGCCGGATCCAGGTCGACGTCGCAGTGCCGGCCCTGACGATCGACGCGCCTGTGTACACGATCGAAACGCTGATCCTCGGCGTCGCGGGCGACTCGACGTCCTCGGCTGGCCCGGTCCAGCTGGTCAGCATCAACGCCGACGGGACGCTTTCGCCCGCGTAGGAGACCCATGAGCACCGATGTGATTTTCAGTACGAATCCCGCCGACTACGCGAAGCTCGAGGCGCTCTACGTCGCCGAGCGTGGCCCGTCCGGGTTCATCCGCGGGGCCGACTTCTCGATCACCGGCCTCGCGGGCAAGTGCGTTCGCGGCCCCGATGCGCCGCAGACGATCACGAACGTCGGCGACTTCGTGAACATCTACGGCACGCGCGACCAGGGCTCGGGCGGGACGCTGGTCGGCGAGGTCTGGAAGGCGCTGCTGAACAAGTCCTTTGGGACGCTCGTGGTCCAGCGTGTCCGCGCAAGCGACGCGGTCAAGGCGTCGTTCACGCTCGAGAACACGGCGGGCGGCGGCGGGACCGCCGTGCTCCGGATCGACGCGTCGAGCGTCGGCGCCTGGGGATCGCTGGTCGGCTGGTCGGTCACCGCGGCGACCTCGGCGATCAGCACGCAGTTCAACCTGACGATCAAGTATCTCAACAAGCAGATCGTCTACCAGAACGTCGACATCTCGACCGGCGTGGACAACACCGCCGCGCTCGTGGGCTCGGATAATGCGCGTCTGGTCGATCTCGTGAAGCTGGCCGACGGCCGGCCGAACAACAGCGCTTCCGGCGTGGACGGCGCCGACACCAGCGGGTTTACCCTGCTGGGGCAAACCGTCGCCGCGTACACCTCCGTGGCCGGTTCCGATGGCACGCTCACGGTCACCGACTACAACACCGCAGTGAACACGCTCGCGGTGTTCCCGGACGTCCGGTGCGTGCTCGTGCCGGAGATCGTGACCGGCTCGGCGGCGACGTTCCACTCGAACCTCGTCACGCTGAGCTCGCAGGTCTCCGATCGGGTGTTCCTCACCTGGAGCCAGACCCACGGCCAGAGCGTGAGCACCGAGGTCACGCAGGTGGGCACGCAGATCACCACGCGGAGCGACCGCATCGTGTGGTGCTACAACAGCCCGTTTACGATCGACCCGACGACGAGCCAGGAGATGCAGACCGCTCCGCACGTCTGGCTCGCGTCGATCATGTCCCAGGTCGACGTGGATATTCACGCCGGCTCGTTCCAGACGGTGGCGCTACTCGCCGGCATCGAGCGCGTCACGAACACCACGCTCTCCGTGCCCGACCTCCGCGCGCTCAAGGCGGCCGGCATCTCGACGCTCGAGCGCACCAGCGACGGGTTCCAGTTCCGCTCGGTGGTCACCACCAACCTCTCGTCAGGCCGCACCGAGCTGGCGCGGCGCCGCATGGCCGACTTCCTCCAGCTGTCGGCTGCGACTCGCCTGCGGACCTACGTCAAGGGCAAGAACACCCCGGAGATCCGCGCGCTCATGGGCGCCGAGCTCACCGCGTTCTCGCTCGGGCTGATGCTCGCCTCGCGCGTCATCGACCGCTCGCCCGACGGTGGCAACGGGTTCAGCGTCGACCAGGTCAGCGTGAATACGCCGGCGCAGCGCGCGCAGGGGGAGGAGCACATCCTCTGGCGGGTCAAGCTCATCGGCCACATGCTCGCCGTCGTGCTCGACACCGATATCGCCACCGGCACCGTGATCCAGCAATAACAGGAGCAATCGCAATGAGTTCCAAGACGCGTGGCAGGTCAGCGAACATCCGGATCACCGCGGACGGAGACCTGCAACAGGGCTCGATGATCAAGGTGCGCGACTTCACCGCGACGCCGCGCTCGACCATCGACGAGGACGACTACCTTGGCGAGGACGAGACGGACCTCGACTTCCAGCACCACGGGTGGGATGTCGGGCTCTCGATCGACACGATCGACGACGCGAGCATCAACTACGTCGACGACATGATCACCCGATTCCAGAAGCACCAGCGACCGGCCGACATTACGATGACGGTGATCTACACGTTCGCCGATCCGTCGATCCCGGGCCGCACGGCGCTGTTCCACATCGGGTTCCTCAAGCAGGACGAGGAGAGCTTCGGTGGCCGCAAGGAGGTCATCAAAGGGAAGTACAGCGGCAAGTTCAAGCGGCGCGAGCTGCTGAACGCCTGACCGAGCCGGCGCGGATTCGCCGGCAAGCACAGGAGCAAGCACATGGAGCAACCACGGAACGACGCGCTCGAGATGTTCGAGCGCGAGCTGCGGCAGCGATTTCCGCTGCCCTGGCCCATCAAGCAGTACGTTCTCCCCAAGCAGGTCACCGAGTGCGCCGAGATCTTCGTGCGCGAGCTCAAAAGCCGCGACGTCATCGCCGCCGCGGAGATGGCGGACGCGCTCATGACGACGATGCAGAAGTCCAGCCAGAAGCTGTCGCGCGAGGCGGAGGAGCGCGAGTGCATCCGGATCGCGATCGTCGGGCTCGGCGCGCGGTTGGAGGATGGCAGCATCGCCTACCGGCACGTGAACAACACCGGCGCGCCGCTCGCCGAGATCAACGACTGGGGCAAGCGCGTGTGGGACGCGCTCGCCATGTACTACAACGACGTGAACGGGCTGCCGGCGGAGGAGTTCTTCGAGGGGCTGAGAGGGGCTCGGACCGTGGGCGTGTCCGCGCCTCGGACCGACGGGATCCCCGCCAACGCCTTGCCTGGGAGGCTCGCCGGCTAGTCTGGAAGGAATACACGCGCGCCTACTATCACGGGTGGCCCGGCTCGTATGAGGACTACCTGGACATGCGACTGACCGACCGATACCTGGCTAACGAGGAGCTGACCGACCTGATCGAGCGCGCGAATGAGGCGGGGAGCAGCAGACCGCAAGACGACCGACGATGAGTGGTGAGACCATCTACAACGTAGGGATCCGGTACGCGGTCGACAACCGCGGCGGCCGGACGGGCACGCAAGAGCTCAAAGGCGACGTGCGCCAGCTCGAGCGCGCGAACAAAGACGCGGCGATGTCGTTCGGGATCCTCGGCGCGGCGGCGGCGGCAGGGCTTGCCCTCGGACTCGGCGAGGCCAAGAAGCACCTGATCGACTTCAACGCGAACGTGCAGAACGCGAAGATCGGCCTCTCCGCGATGCTCCAGGGCAACCTCGGCGGCTCGTGGGAGCAGGCGACGGAGAACGCGAACAGGCTCTACCTCGAGTTCCAGAAGTTCTCCACGGAGACCCCGGTCACCACGCAGGAGATCCTGACCTTCGGCAAGGCGGTGGCGGTCGCCACGTTCCAGGCCGGCGGCAGCATCAAGGACATGACGACGATCACCGAAAAGGGGGTGATCGCCGCGAAGGCGTTCGGCTACGAGTCCGCGTACACGGCGCTTGAGATCTCCGAGATGCTCAGCGGCAACGTGTCGGTCCGCATGATGTTCGCCAAGCAGATGCTCGGCATGGCGCACGTGACCATGGAGGAGTTCCGCCAGATGGGCGCCGGGAAGCGGCTCCAGCTAGTCCGCGCCACGCTCGACAGCGAGGCGATGAAGAACGCCCAAGCCGAATTTGCCACGAGCTGGACCGGCGTCACCTCGACGCTCGAGGACAAGCTGCAGATCGGCCTCGGCGCGGTCGGGCTGCCCTTGTTTAAGGCCGCGACCGCGGAGATCCAACGATGGAACGTCTGGCTCTCCGCGAACGAGCACAAGGTCGCAAATATCGCGCACTCCATCGGCGACGGCATCGCGAAGGGGTTCGGCGTGATGAAGGACGCCGTCGGGTTCCTCGTCGAGCACCGCGAGGCGCTCATGACGATGGGGAAGATCTGGCTGGCCGTGAAGGTGGCCGGCGTGCTCGGCGGCCGTGCGACCGAGGGTGGGACCAACCTGGCATCGCGCGGCTCGTCGCTCATGGCGTGGGGTCGCGGCGCGCGCGACAGCTACGACGAAAACGGCAACTACGTGTACCAGTCGGCCGGCGCTGGGCGGCAGAACGTCGGCATGAAGGGCGCGCTGGCGAACGCGAACCTGCTCGCGCAGTCGCTCGCGCTCGGCTACGCGTTCGGCTCTATCCTCAATGAGGCGCTCGGCGCGTCGCACGCGCTGTCCACGCTGGCGCTCGACAAGACGAGCAAGCAGTTCGAGCTGCTCACCAAGGCGTCCGACACGCTCACGCAGGCGATGGAGCGCGCGGCGGATGCGGCTCCAAAGAAGGCCGCGGCCGAGAACAACCTCCAGGCGGCGATCGATCTCTACAAGCAGAGGGCGAACCTCGCCGGCGACGCCTTGCGCGGTCCGATGCGTCGCGACCGCGAGGGCAACGAATTCGCGGGCGACGTCATGATCGCGAAGATGAAGGAGCTCGAGGCGATGGGGGTCGGGGACGACGAGATCAACAAGGCCGGCGGACTGAAGGCGTACGCGCAGGCGCAGCTCGAGCGGGCGAACCAGCTCCAGGCGCAGAAAGACGCCATGGTGGCGACCGGCGCCGACGCGTGGGAGCTCGGCTTGATGACGCTCACCGACTACCAGCGGCAGACGCTCGACACGGCCAAGGCCCAGCAGGACATCCTGACCTACATCAACCGCTCGCTGACCAGCGGGATCGCGATCTCCCCGGCGGCCATCACCGCGATCCTGCGGGCCGACACCGAGGACCCCACCGGCAAGCACAAGGCGATCGCCGACAAGCCGAACGTGAGCGTGCACATCGCGCGCATCGAGGTGCAGAGCGACGACCCGGATCGCATCGCGTTCGAGCTCATCGAGCAGTTCCGCGACGCGGCCAAGAACCCCTCGAGCGCGTGGCACGCGATCCGTGAGGGATGAATGGCGGAGCACGTCTTCACCCTGCAGGAGATCGCCGACGGTGGAGACCCGTCGAGCGCGGACGACCTCGCGCGCTTCGAGTGGACCGCCGATCCGATCTCGAAGACCCCGTTCGACGGCACCAAGGGCGGCGGCGCGAAGGCGTGTCCCATCAAGCCCTGGGGTACCGGCGGCCAGCAGCGCACCGTGCGCACGAATTACCCGAACGCGGTAATCCCTGCGGTACAGGTGCTCGGGCACATCCACAAACCGCACACGTTCAGCGGGCGATGGGACGACCGCTACAACGGCGACGGCTACGCGCGGTTCGAGTGGCGGCGCTTCGTTGCGATGTGCAAGCGGGGGCGCATCGTGCGCGCGCAGTATGGGGACATCGCGTACGAAGGGATCATCACCGACTACGACTGTCCGGTGCAGCGGCTGTGGGACATCGACTACAAGTTCACGCTCGACGTCTACAACGAGCCCCAGGAGAGCGACCAGACCAGGGTCCCGACCACGCCGAACGACGCGCTGACCTCGCTGGACAAGGTCGACCTGTCGGTGCAGGCGGCGCTCGACGCGGACGCGATCGCCCCGCGGAACGTGCTCGGCGGGACGCTGGCCAACGACGTGACCAAGGTGCTCGTGGACATGACCGCGTTCCGCGAATCACTCGCGGCGAGCATCGACCAGAGCGTGCTTGCGCCCATCACCACCAACGTGGACGTGTTCTCGCGCATCGCCACGCAGTTCCGCTCGATGCGTGGAGCGGCGAGCGATCTGCTGGTCCGGCTCGCGCCCGTGCGCGCTGACCTGGACATGACGGAGCGGACCGCGGCGAACGTGCTTGACTTCGAGGACTGGTCGCGGTCGCTGCGCTACACCGCGCGCATCGTGGCCGGCTCGTCGATCGACGGCGACGCCGCGGCCACCGAGCATGCTGAGCCGGACGCCGTGCGTCTGTACCGGCCCCAGGCCGGCGAGCACCTCTACGGCATCGCCCGCAAGTTCTACGGCACCCCGCACGCGTGGGCGCTGATCCATGAACGGAACGCGCTGCATAGCTTCGTGATGACCGGGAGCGAGACGCTCATCATCCCCGAGCGAGGGAACGTCTGATGCCGGGACCGACCGCCTCCGCGCAGCGCGTGGTCGCTGCAGCCGTGGGCGATGCGCAGCGCGACGCGCACGCTCGCATCTACCGTCCGCAGGCGCGCGCGATTCTGCAGGTCATCCTCGACGGGTTCGGCGACACTGCGCGCGACTCCGAAATCCAGGTCATCCCGATCATCCCGAAGAACGTCACCATCCACGTGAACAGCTACAAGCAGGCCGACAGCTTCGAGCTCGTGTTCGACGTGCTCGACCTGCCCTTCGACCCGCAGATCATCCGCGCCGGCGCCGCGGAGATCTTCCTGTTCGAGCACGCGGGCAAGCAGCGCGTGCTCGACCGCCAGCACCCGTTCAGCTCGGCCGACCCCGGCGCCACGCGACCGCGCGACGCCGTGCAGACGCTGAGCCTGGAGCTCGGCACCGACGCCGCGCGCGACGTGTTCACCCTCGGCAACAAGCCGCGTATCGTCGGCACGTTCGATGACGTCGACCTCGAGCTCTCCGAGAACGGGAAGTGGGTCACGATCAAGGGCCAGGACTACACCGCGTTCCTCGCGCAGGTGCAGTTTCCACCGAACGCGAACGGCACTGCGCGGCGGATCCCGGTCGGCAAGCGGCTCGACACGATCGTCGAGGACCTGCTCAGCGAAGCGGACCCGGACGGCCAACTCGGCGTCGCGGTGCGCGGCCTCGACGCGGCGACGCTGCCGATCGTGCACAGCGAGGTGGCGACCAACGTCAAGCGCGGGATCCCGGTCAAGCAGGAGACCAGCTACTGGGACGTGATCTACAAGCTCGTCGAGCGCTACGGGTTCATCTGTTTCGTGGACGGCCTCGACGTGGTGATCAGCCGGCCGAAGACGATCACCAACAAGGACGTCTCGCAGATCCGCCGCATGGCCTGGGGCCGGAACCTCGAGCACCTGACGATGCGCCGCCACCTCGGCAAGGAGCAGGCGCCGACGATCGTGGTGCGCTCGTACGTGCCAGGCAAGGGCACACTGACCGCCGAGTTCCCAGCGGGCACCGTCGACCGCAGCGGCGTCTTCAAGGCGAAGGGCAAGCACGGCAAGTTCTCGTTCAAGCGCCGCATCAAGGAGACCACCAGCGTCTCGAAAAGGGGCAAGGTCAAGACGACGGTGCGCGAGCGCGACGAGTACCAGATTGTGGACGTCCACGGAATCACGGACCAGGCCACGCTCCAGCGCATCGCCGAGAACCGCTACAACCTGCTGGGCAAGGCCGAGCGCGTCCTCATCGCGAAGACGCGCGACCTGAAAGACCTGCACGGCATCAACATCCTCGACATCGCCGCGGGCGACGCGGTGACCGTCGAGTGGGATGAGTTCAATCTGGAGATGCTGTCGAGCGGCCTCGAGCCGGCGGTCAAGCAACGGCATCTCGAGGCACGCGGGTACCAGTCGAGCGTTGCCGCGACCATCGTCAAGCACTACGCGATCCTCCAGGGCCTGACCCGGCCGATGCGGTTCAAGGAGGGGACGTTCGAGTACGACGTCGACAGCGGCATCTCGATCGAGATGGAGCTCCAGGACTTCATGGTGGTCGACGGGATCCGCCCGGACAGCGGCGCGGTGGCCCCGCCGACGCTCGCCACGAAGCGACAGACGCTGCGCGGCGGCGATGGCAAGCCGGTGGGCTGGAGCCAGCAGTACGAGGACGCGCAGCGAAAGCGGTGGCAGAAATGAGTGGCTCAGGCCCTGGGGCGCACGAAGTGACCTTGCGGAAAGTGCTCGAACGGACATGGGTTGCCGTGGGAGCCGCATGCCATGCAGACGTCGCACTGGAAGTCAGCGGTCGAGGGTCCGACGGTGCTGGCATCAATGGGCACGCGAGCCTTGTTGATGATGGAGATGCAGTTCTTCAGATAGCTTGCTCGATGAGCGTCCTCCAGCGTCATGACCTCCGGGGAAAGCGCGACAATGGCGCTCAGTTCGTCCAGGATGGCGCGCTCGGTCATGGTCATCGGCTCCGGGTAGGTCTTTGGCATGACGAGTTTGTAGCACGACTACGCGTAGGGGTCAAGACGTGAAAATCACCGCCCCGTTCCGTGGCCGGCGAGCGAGCAAAAAGCTCGACCTGACCGACATGCGCAAGGCGTTCGGCGATCAGCGCATGTGGTGCGCGATCGGCCTGGTGACCGCGCCCGAGGACGGGGCCTCGCACTTCGAGGTCACGGACAGCGATGTCCTCGTCGAGGTCGTGTTGCAGCCGTCGCTCATCCAGCTCACCTGCCGGCTCTCGGCCACGCTGTGGCGCGTGCCGGACCTCGGCGAGGAGGTGATGGTCACGGTACCCGAAGGGCAGATCGAGTTCATGCCGACGATCACCGACGTGCTGAGCTCGGGCCGGGTGCCCACGGGACAGGGGCCAGCCACCGGACGCATGGTCATCACGCGCACAGAGGTCGTGGTTCACGACGGCGCGGGCGGCGCGGTGTCGCTGGCCCTTAAGAGCGACGTCTCGAACCTCGCATCCTTCGTCTCGACGCTCAGCCTGCCGGTGGTCGGCGGCGGCGGCGGCACGGCGGGGCCACCCACTGGAACGGTTCCGACAGCGACGGGCACCACGGTGCTCAAGGGGAAGTGATCGATGAGCAATTTCGTCACCGATGGCACCGCGCTCCCCTTCCCCAAAGCAGACCTGGGGGGGCTGCCCGGCGGCACCCCGTCGGTCAATGGGCTCACCGCCGCGGAGTGGAACACGACATGTCAGGCCGTCGAGGATCTACGGACGGTGGTGCTCGCAGGAATCCATCCGCCGTTGCTGTTCGAACTCTGGACCGACAGCAACGGCATGGGGCCGGCGACCGATGCGAGCCAGGACGATCCGGCCGACGCGGTCGCCACGCCGAACAACAACGTCACGCTGATCGCGATGTACGCGAGCGGGTTCGCCGAGCCGGTTACCCCGGTGAACATGGGCACCGGCGCGCTCCGCCTGGAGACCTCGACCTCGCCGGCACACGGCCCCGAGCTCGCGATCGGCAAGGCGCTCAACGAGATCCTCAACGGACCCGGATCCGTACCGGACGCCGCGCACAAGGTGTGGATCGACAAGTTCGCCATTCACAGCACGCTGATCTCGCAATGGCAGCAGGGTTCGACAGCGGGCAACGCGAGCCCCCTGCTCGGCGGCGGAAACCTCGACGCCGACAGCAACGCGCGCGCCCTTTCCGCGGTGGCGACCAGCGGGCGCCAGGCCACCTGCGCATTCATCATGCTGGGAACCAACGAGGGCAGCGACGCCACGGCCTCGTCGAACGCCGGCACGAACACCACGGCGCTCATCGCCAGGAAGCGGGCGGTCCTCGGCTCCGCATTGATGATCGTGTGGGTCGTCCCGCAGACCACGATCCCGATCGGCACATACCCCAACAAGGTGGCCGCGCGCGCGAACCAGCTCGCCGCTCTTCAAGCGGCGACCGGGATCGCGATCGTGTTCGCGGAGGACCTGCCGACGGGCGATGACCTCGTACACTTCGTCTCGATCGCCGAGCAGGTACTCGGGGCGCGCATGTCCTTCGCCTACGTCCGGCTCGCCGGGTTGCGCGAGAGGATCGTCACCGCCCCGACCGTGGTCGGGGTCTCGCCGGCGACGTACAACGGCTCGGCGCACGGCCTATCCGGCATCACCGGAGCATCGGGCACGGATCTGCGCGCATTCCCCTGGCAGGGCAGCGCACACGCCGACCTGATGTTTTTGCCCATCTTCAAGGGCACGGTAGGCGCCGGCTCGGCGATCCCGACACCATCAGGTTGGACGAGCGCGATCCAGGTGACGAACACCGACGCGGCGACGGTCGAGAACCGGGCCGCGCTGTTCTTCAAGACCTGCTTGCAGGCCGAGCTCGACGGGAACAACGGCTTTCCGCTCTCCCCGACGAGCACTCCGGGCGGCGCGCAGTTCGCGCTCAAGCCCTTCACGGTTCGGGTCCCTGCTGGCCTGGTCGCCGCTCTCGATGGTTCCCCCACGTCGTTCACACACACGACGCTTGACACCACGCCGGTGACGGCCGCGGGCGTGACCACGACGGCGGCCAACCGCACGATCTGCATCATGGTGTTCGCGTGGGAGAACGCCAACGGCCAGTCGTTCACCGTCACGAACAGCAACCTGACCGGGCTCACGCAGGTGTTCGGCGCCAGCTACCCATCGTCCTCGGGAAACTACCTGTTCATCGGCCTCTGGACCGGCACGCTCGTCGCGCAGGGCGCGAGCGGCAACAGCACGGTCACGCCCTCGGCCGCCGCCAGCTCGTGCGGCTTCACGTGGGCGATGTGACCCAATGCCGTTGATCACTTTCCCATTCACCTTCCCCGAGGCCTTCGGGCCCCCGACGGCCTCCGGCTTGTCCACGGACGAGATTACCGCGCAGGTCGGCAAGTTCTTCGGCTCGGACATCTGGTTCGACGTCTCGCAGCCCGACCAGACCGGACACGCGAACTACGTGATCACGCCGGCGGGGGACGTGACCATGGTGACCGAGCGCGAGGCGCTGCGGCAGTCGCTGATCCGTCGGTACCTGACTAACCCCGGTGACTGGAAGACCGCGCCCAACTACGGGGCCGGGTGCCGGCAGTACGTCAAGGGCAAGAACACCGCCGCGGCACGCGCCGAGCTGGAGAGCCGCGTGCGCGCGCAGAGCCTGCGGGACCCGCGCGTGCTCACGGTCGACTTGGCCACGGTGACGCCGCTCGAGGACGGATCGCCGGGGATCCGGCTGTCGGTGAAGATCACGCCGAAGGGCCGGCTCCGCGGCGACCAGGCGCTCCCCATCCACCTGGAGATCCGCTGATGCCGGTGTCACCCAGCTTCGACGACTTGCTCACCCAGTTCGAGGCGGAGGCGCTGACCCACCTGCCGACGCTGACCTTCCTCGAAGGCGACGTCACCACGGCGCTGCAGCATGGCGCCGGGGCGATGGCGGACGCGGTGATCCGCCTGATCGTGCAGGCGCTCAAGGACACCTTCATCGACACGGCCAAGGGCGACGCGCTGCGCGCGCTCGTCAATGACCACCTGAACATCCAGGCGCAGGTTGCGACGTTCGCGCAGGCCACCGTCACGCTGGCGCGGACCAGCGCCGGTGCGGGCGGCACGCTGCTCGCCGGGTTCTCGGTCGCCTCGCAGATCGACTCCAGCGGCAACTCGCAGGTCTTCACCCTCGACAGCAACGTCACGTTCGCTCTCGCTGACAACGGCCCTCACACGGTCAGCGTGACCGCGCAGATCGCCGGCCGGGCAGGCAACGTCGCCGCCGGGCTCATCACGCGGCTCATCGGATCGCCGTTCGACCCCACGCTCACCGTCACCAACGCGGCGCCGGCGGGCGGGGGCAACGACGGCGAGAGCGACGACGAGCTCCGGGTGCGCGCGCGGAACTTCTGGCAGACCTTGCGCCGCGGCACGCTTGGCGCGCTCGAGTTCGGCGCGCTGCAGGTCCCGAGCGTGCGGATCGCGCGCGCCACCGAAGATCCGGTCTCCGGAATCGTGACGCTCGTGGTCACCGACTCCGACGGCAACAGCACGGCGCAGATGGTCGCCGACGTCGTCATTGAGATCGAGAACTGGCGCGCGGCCGGCTCGATCGTGAGCGTGTTCGGCGGCGCGGCGCTGATCGTCAACGTCACCGGCACGCTGGTCGCAGAGCCGGGCGTTGACACCTCGGTGCTGGGCGCGCTCGCCGCCACCGCGATCGCCGGCCGCATGGCCAAGCAGCGCCAGGGCGAAACGCTGTTCCTCGACTCGATCAAGAGCGCGGCGATCGGCGTCGACCCGGACGCGCTCAATGCGCTGGTGCTGTCCACACCGATCGCGGACGTCGTGCCCACGGCCAACCAAGTGATCCGGCCCGGCACGGTGACGATCTCGTGAGGATCTCATGGCCCTGACCAGCGATGAACAGGAGCTGCTCGACTTCGCCACCGGCGCGCTGCCGAACTGGGTGCGCTCGCCCGACGAGTTCCTGACCGCCGCGGCCAAGCTGATGGGCATGCCGCGCGCGACCGCGGTCTACCTGTTCTCGCAGACGCTGATCACGCAGGCCACCGGCGCGACCGCGACCACTCCGGACTGGCTCGCGCAGCACGCGCGCGACCGCGGGACCTCGCGCCAGGCCGGCGAGACCGATCCGGTGCTCCAGGAGCGCCTCCGGGTGATCCCGGACGCGATCACCCGGCAGGCCGTGCTCGACGCGGCAAACGCCATCCTGGCCGCTGCCGGCGTGGCCGGCTCGGCGGCGCTGCTCGAGCTCCCCCGCGATGGCGCGTGGCTGGGGCACTACACGGCGCTGACCGGCACCGGCGGCACATTCACGCAGGCCGGCACGGTGAGCACGTTCACGCCACTCGCGCTGCCTTGGCCGGCGCCGCCGTTCCAGGCCGCCACGGTCGCTCCGGTGGTCAGCTGGCAGCTCGTGATCAGCGGGGCGGCGAGCGCCGGGAACAACGGGACGCGCTCGGTCACCGGGCTCAGCGGCAACGCGGCGATCGTGACCAACGCCGGCGGCGTGGCTGGCGCCGATGCCACGGTCACATGGAAGGCGCAGCGGCTCGACGTGACCGGCAACATCACCGATGGGTTCGCGCGCGCCTACGTCGGCCGCGGGTTCCGCACGGCCTCGACACGGCCGTTCAAGCTGCTGCTGATCCTGCCCTTCGGGACCTCGGCCGGCGCGCAGAACAGCGTGACCGAGTCGATCCGGACGAAGAAAGCTGCGGGGTTCGCTGTCATCGTGGAACGGCGGCTGAACCCATAGACGGGCTAGCAGGTCGGGGCGACTGGTGATCCAAGTCGGAGAGAGCGATACGTCGCTAAAATACCCCGCAGTAGCCGATATGGGCCTCGGGGCACGCCGGATCGTTACCACACCTGTAAGTGTGGTAGCAGCGCGCCGATGCGGCGGCGCATGATGTGATGCAATTGAGATCCGACGTATAACCGAACGTTGGATCGCATGCCACGGGCCACGTGCACCGGTTGACCCAGCCACCGCCTCCCAGGCCACCGCCGTCGCACACGGCCTGACCACTACAATAATTGTTGTCCTCGTCGGGCGTGCAGCACGTCTGGAAGTCCTGCATCTCGCTCGATATTGCCGGCGCCACTGCGCACGCCATCGCACACAACACCACCATCATAATCATCGTCTTCATCGCTATCTCACTTTCCCCGGGCGAAAGCCCTCGCGCAGTTTATATCTCCGCGGTAAGGACGATGTCAAGGGCGCTCGAGGCAGTTCTCGGTCAGCTCGTCCTCGCGGAGCTCGTAGGTCCGGGTCTCGGGGTGGTAGCGCGTCGGCATCGGCGCCTCGACTCGCGTCGGGACCTCGTCCTCGAAGTCGCGCGGCCTGGATCTGGGCATGGGCGAGAGGGTGAAGTCGGACCGGGCGGCGGCGATATGTCTCGCGCTGGCCTTACGCGTGACGCTGGCGCTCACCGAGGTGATACGATGGCGCCATGACGACAGACCTGTATGCGACCGAACTCTGGCTGGGCGGCCAGGAGGTCGAGACCGACAAGCTCAACAACGGCCAGCGGTTCCTACGCGCGCAGCTTACCGATCAGATTCTCGAGACGCTCATCGGATCCGTGGTCCCGACGACGGGACTTGATCCGTCATTCGGTGGCCAGAACGGCGCGAATGCCAGCACCGCGCGAGCCTACGCGCTCTGTGAGGGAGCGGCGTACCTGCGTCAGGGCTCGGCGAACAACAAGATCCAGATCGCCCCTGGAACGCTGCTCCAGAAGATCGCGAACGCCGATGGTAGCGACTCGACGCTCGTGGCCTACAAGTTCGCGGGCTCCGAAGAGTGGACGCTCACCGCCGGTGACGGCACAAACCCTCGCGTGGATCTGCTGCAGATGGCGCTGAGCTACACGACCGACACCCCGCTCAACGTCGACTTCCAGGACGCGATCACTCGGGCCAACACTACGGTGGCCGGCACCGCGACGAAGCGGCGGCTGCTGTGCACGCTATCGGTCAAGCAGGGCACGCCAGGCGCCTCGCCAGTGGTGCCAGAGCCGGACGCGGGCGCCGTTGCCGTCGGATCGGTCCTCGTGGGGAACAGCTGGGCCACGGGAGGCAACGCCCCGATCATGGGCATCGATACCACAGCGGTAAATAATGCCGTGGTGCACGATCAGCGGATTCCGCTCGGGGTTAGAACCTACGTTGCCGACCCGTCGACCTACAAGCTGGTCACCGCGTGGTCGACGAGCAATGCCGTGAGTACAGTGACATCGACGAACGCAACCAACGTTCTGATCATTCCCTGTCCGGTGACGATCGGGCGGCTCGTAGGCATCGGCATATCGCATGACGCCGGGTCGACGATGGCGTCGATGCTGCTCGGCCAGACCTCGGGGACGAACCTCTCTGGCACGTTCGCATCGCGGATCTCGGTGCCCCAGCTGAGCTCCGGTGCCGACGCGGATGACATTCTGCCGTTCTGGGCCTTCGAGAACACGCAGTCACCCGCCGCTGGGCCGACCGTGGTTCATTCGACGACGACCAAGGTGGGGGTGCCAATCTGGTGTAACGGGCGGCGAATGCCGTTCGAGAAGAACCGCATCAACCAGGCCATCCCAGCGGCCGTGCCGACCGATCGCCTGATGCTCAAGATCGCCAGCGGACAGAACGGCACGGTGATCGGCGCAGTGACGTTCTACATCGCCGAGGGGCTATAGCCCGCAGGTTCCGCTCGTCTCGAGGTTGCCGGCGATCGTTTGCCCCTGCTTGACCGTCACGGCGCTATAGAGCACGGGCCGCCAACGCTCCGGCAAAACCTGCGCCACAGCGATCATGCTAACAGCAGCGGCGGCGAAGTACAGATCGACCGTGACCGGGCTTGGCGCGGTTCCCATGATCGGGTTCGCCTCGTACTGGCCGCGCCATGACCTGCGCGCGGCGGCGTGCGTCTGACCCCAATCGCACGCGAGCGATGCCAACGCCAGCGTCGCGGTACCGTGGCGGACGTAGCCGTTAGCGCACCCCAGCATCGACACGGCAATCATGGCCAGCGCGGTCTTCATACCAGAACTATAAACCGCGTTAGCGCGATGTCAAGTCATGGCGTCGGATGATCGTATGACGCGCTGAATGATCCGACGGTCAGCCCGCCAGCGTTGACGACCATTTTCAGCACGACGCGATCGGTCACGCCGAGCGCGATCGGGGATGGAATCGAGAACGGGACGCTGTTCAGTGCCAGCGGAACGTTGCTGAACGCGCCGTTGACGAGGTTCGTCGTGTTGTCCGACGCCGAGACCACGTCCAGCGAAATGGTGGTGATGTCGACCAGTCCATCGCCGACGACAACGATCGCCCCATTCTTGAGACGGTCACCTGCCCGCATCGGCAGCGTCCAGAAAAGCACGGTCGGCCCGGTGGTCAGGATGTTGTCGGGCTGGTTGCGGATGATGCTGGCATTCGATGCCACGGCATTCGCCGCGCCTAGCAGTATGGTGCTCGTGGCGCTGCTCGCGATGTCAGTCCCCGTTGCGACCCCGCAGCCGGGTATGCCCAGGTCGCTCATCGAGCCATCGGTGTACACAGCTTCGATCGCGTAGCAGTACGACACGCCACCAGCGAGACCGGTTGCCGTCCACGTCGTCGGAGCGGGCGGCAGCGCGCTTGGCAGCAGCACGCTCGCGACGTCCACGAACGCGCCACCGGCCGTCGACTGAAACACGTAGAACTTCCAGGCCGAGGCGTCGGCAGTCCACGTGATCAGCTGCTGGCCGGCCGCCGGTTCCATCACGGCGACACCGCCAGGTCCAGCGACGGCCTGCTGCGCCGCCCGTTCGCCACCCCCTCCTAGGCACGCAGACACCCACGGAACTCCAATCAATGCAAGAAGTTTCAGCGAAGAGAACATGCAAATCTCCAATTCTTGGGCGGAAGCATCGCCCTGCCATATTCATGGCGCATGGTTTGCGCGTTTTGCAATATCCGTTTGCGAGTTTTACTTACGTGAGATTTTCCCCGCAGGGAAACGCACAGTTTGCGTCCGTGGAACAATTTGCACGACCGGCGCCGCCAGGGGTCCCTCTCAGCGAAGTGGACGAAGCAACCAGGCCGCGCCGGTCGCTTGGCACGGTACCGCGAGATTCGGCTATTGCGTTGCGCCTACATACAAGAATTGCCTACGATTCTGCGGTGGAAGTCGATTCGAGCCACCCTGCAGAATACTTACCGGCGGACCCCACACCCGAGGAACGGCTGCTTGTTCCGCATTGTGACCAGCATTCCGTACCCAAGGTAGCGATGCGCGCTCACCGAGTCGCCGAGTGGGCCGGCAACATGGACGGCATGTTCAAGCGCGCGCGACGTCACGTGATCGCTGGCGTGATCATCGCCGGAACGAACCTTGCCGCGGTCGGCGCCTACTGGCTGCATGCGCACGATGCACAGCTCTCTGCTGCGATCGCCGCGGAAGAACAGGCGCGGTCGTTCCACGAATATAAGAGCGCGCGGACGCTCGAGCTCGACGACCTGCGCCACCAGATCGCCGAGCTGCGCGCGGTGCTACTGCGCCTCGGCGTATCGGTCCCGGCGACGGGCGGGGAGACCGACGTCCCGAGCGATGCGGATCGCGTGTCGGTGCGGCGGTAGCTATCGCGCCGCAGCGCGCAGGACGGCGCCGCACTCGCCGAGGTCGCACCACACCGGCCGGGGCTCGATGTTCGGCGCGCAAGCCTGCTGGCACGCCTTGAGCTCGGGCCGGACCCCCGAGCAGGTGCCGAACGAACAGAACGGACACCGCTGCAGGATCCCGAAGGAGCATTCCGTGTTGGAGCTGCAGATGTTGAAGCACGCCAAGGGGCCGGGGCGAGGCGGTGGCACGGCGGCGGCCGGCGGCGAAGAAGATCCGCAGGCGACAAGGACAAGGAACAGGACGCAGAAGGCCAGCCTCATGCAGTGGTTGTACCGCATCTGCACCTCGTGTAGGGTGGTGCCATGCCTTTCGCGAACACCGCGATCCTGGATCTCCTCAAGCTCCTGCTCAACAACACGACGTGGGCCGGTGTCGGAGACGCCACCGGGATCGTCGGCTCGGGCGCGGCCGGCTCGTGGTTCCTGAGTCTCCACACGGCCACACCCGGGGCCGGCGGCGATCAGACCACGAACGAGATCTCATACACCGGGTACGCGCGTGTGGCGGTTGCCCGAACCTCGGGCGGATGGACCGTCTCGGGCAACCCGGCGACGCTGGCGACCACGGTCAGCTGGCCGATCAGCAGCGGCGGCACCGGTGGCACCGCCACGTTCGTCGGGCTGGGCAAGTCGTCCAGCGGCGCCGGCGAGCTGGCCCTGTTCGGGGCGATCTCGCCGACGATCACGGTCAACAACGGCGTCACGCCGCAGCTCACCTCGGCCACTACCGTCACGCTGACCTGAGGAGCGCCGCGGCGCATCCCCGATGGCCTTCGCGTTCGTCCAGCAGAACTCGGCCGACAACGCGGCGAGCGCGGCGACGATCACCGTCACGCTCACGCCGACCGCGGGGAACCTGCTTGTATTCGCCGCCACGGGCGATTCGGCCGACACCGCGAGCATCGCGTTCTCGGACAACCTGGGGACGCACAACACGTTCACCCAGATCGGAACGGACCTGGTCACCGGCAACGCCCAGCGCTGCGCCTGGTACTTCGCCGCGAACTGCAAGGGCGGCGCGACCACGTTCACCGTGACGTTCTCGACCGGCACGCGTTTTCGCGCGATCTACGTCGCCGAGTACTCCGGCATCACGACCACAACCCCGTTCCTCAATGGGGCGCGGGCTGAGAACGTGGCCCCGGGAACCGGCACCGATGCCGTGAGCTCGGGCAACGCCAACGCGACCAGCCAACCGGCCCTCGTCTGGGGCTTCTGCATCGACACCTCCGGAAGTACAACCCCGAACGCGGGCACGGGGTTCACGGCACGCACGAACGTGTGGAGCACCAACACCTGTCTCGGGAAGCCCGAGGACAGGCGGGTCACGGCCACGGGAAACGTGGCGGCCACGTTCACCGCGACCACGGGCGGCGACACACACGCGACCGGCGTCGGCGTCTTCGCGGAGACCGTGACCGCGGTGTCCGACGCGCCGTCCAATCCGCGCACGCCAAGCTATCTGCATTCACTCTAGGGAGATAAACCATGCGCTGCTACACCGTGAACCTGACCCCGACGGCGATCGCTGTGGCGACCACCGACCTGATCGCGGTGCTCGCCGCCACCGACTTCCCGATCAAGGTCCGCGCGATCCGCATCTGGCAGACCTCCGACTTCGGCGACGCGCAGGACGAGGTGGTCACCATCAACCTGGTGCGCGGCAACACGACCGTGGGATCCGGCGGCCCGGGGGCGTTCACGCCGATCCGCAAGGTCCGCACCGACGCCGCGGCCTCGTTCACCGCGCGGACCGCGGACACCACGGCGGCGAGCGCGGGTACGCCCGAGACCCCGTACTCGACGGGCTGGAACGTCCGCAACCCCCTGGAGGTCATCTTCCCTGACGAGATGATGGTCGGCACGCACGGCAATCAGTTCCTCGTGCTGCGGTTCGGCGCCGCGCCGGTCGACTCGCTCACCATCGGCTGCTCGATCGACGTGTGGGAAATGAACTGAGCGCACCGTGTCGCTCTTTCGTCCCCCACCGCTCCCACAGCAGCGGCGACCTGGCTCGCTCAGCGGGGTCCCGGCAGCTGCGGGCGATGGCGCGTTCACCGGCTCTGGCGACATCGCCGGGGCTGGGGTCGGTGGGGTCGCGGGCGCCGGGACGTTCTCCGGCTCGGCGGCGTTCGCCGGCACGAGCGCCGGGCAGGGCGTCGGCGTCCTCACCGGATCCGGGGCGCTTGCCGGTGGTGGCGCCTCTCTGGCGGGCGGTGCTGGCGCGCTCGCTGGTGTCGGTGCGCTCGCCGGGGTCTCGAACAACTCCTTCCCGGTCAGCGTGTCGGCGAACGGGCGCTACCTGGTCCACCCCGATGGCACGCCGTTCCTGCTGTTCGCCGACACCACGTGGTCCCTGTTCGAAGACATCCCGATCGCCAGCCTGAACACGTACTTCTCCACGCTCGTCTCGCAGGGCTTCAACGCGGTCAGCTCGAACGCGATGGAGCACCACTACACCCTGGTCAAGCCGCCCAAGGAGCGCGGCGGGCTGCTGCCGTTCACGCAGAAGATGGACGGCACGACGTTCACGGGCTCCCCGAACGGCACGACCGGGGCGGCCGGCACACAGGGACAATTCGCGAGTGACAACTACAGCAACATCAACAACCAGGCGCCCGACTGCACCTTTATCAACAACAGCTACTGGACCACGGTCGAGACGATCCTGAACGCGGCGCTGGCCAGCGGGCTGATCGTGCTGATCTGGCCCGGCTACCTCGGGTTCCACGCGAACGACGAGGGCTGGCTCAACGAGATGACGGTGTGGGACGCGGTTACCGGGGCCGGCGGGTTCACGGGCCAGAGCTTCGCGAATCCGGCCAAGAGCAAGATGTGGAACTTCGGCGCGTGGATGGCGGCGCGCTGGAAAACGTACCCCAACATCATCTGGGTGATGGGCGGCGACTACGGCAGCGGTGGCCAGAGCCTGAACACCGCGCAGTCGGCGGCGGTGAGCAACCTCATGGCGGGGCTCAAGTCGGTGGCCGGTCAGGCATCGCTGCTCTACACCGCGCACTGGGATCGGCCGGCGCTATCGACGGATACGGTGCTCGCGGCCGGGTCGTTCGACCTGAACGGCTGCTACGCCGACGAGAGCGTGGCCGAGCTGGCGCGCCGCGGGTTCGCAGCCTCGCCGACGAAGCCGACCATCGGTCTCGAGTACTTCTACGAGGCCGACCTGTTCGGCGGCTCGGCGCCATTCCGCAAGTACCCATACTGGCAGTTCCTCGGCGGGGTCGCGGGTGGGTTCTACGGCCACGAGCAGATCTGGAGGTTCGACACCGGCTCGCCCGGCACGGACTGGACGACGCTGCTCGCGACGCAGGCACGACTCGACGCCGTCCGGCAGGTCGCGCTTTGGAAGACGCTGCCGTGGCACCGCCTGAAGCCCTCGGGGCTCGGCGGCATGATCTCGTTGATCACCGCTGGCGGCGGCACGGCAAGTCCCCAGTCGACGACCTACGTGGCGGCGGCGGCGACGAGCGAGGGGGATCTCCTGCTCGCGTACATCCCGCCCGACCACACCGGCACGATCACCGTGGCCATGACCGCGATGGCGGCCTCGGCTCGAGCTCGATGGTTCGATCCGACCAACGCGACCTTCACGGCGATCGGCGTGATCGCCAACACGGGCACGCACGTGTTCACGACGCCGGCCACGAACAACGCCGGGGACACGGACTTCCTGCTCGTGCTGGACACGCCGGCCGGCGCCTTCACGGGGTCCGGGGACATGTCGGGGCACGGTGCCGCGCTCGCCGCGGGGTCCGGCGCGCTCTCGGGGTCCGGCGCGCTCGCCGGCGGCGGGGCCGCGCTGATCGCTGCGGCTGGCGCGGCGACTGGATCGGGGACGTTCGCCGGCGTGGGCGCGGCGGCAGTGCAAGGCGGCGGCGCGCTCTCCGGGTCGGGGGCCATGGCCGGCAGCGGCGCGGAGCTCGCGACCGGGATCGGTGCGTTCGCCGGGACTTCGGCGCTCGCTGCGGTCGGCCTCTCGAACGCGGCAGGCTCGGCAGCCCTTACCGGCGCCGGGGCGCTCGCTGCGGTCGGCGGCGGGCTGGCGGCCGGATCGGCGACGCTCTCGGCCAGCGGCACCATCTCGGCGACCGGCGCATCGCCGGCGCCCACGGCAGGCGACTTCACCGGATCGGGCGCGATCGCCGGGGCAGGCGCCGCGGGCGCGGCCGGAACGGGCACCGGAAGCCTGTCCGGTGCCGGTGCAATCGCCGGGGCCGGCGCGCAACTCACCGCGGGCGCGGGCGCGGTGGCGGGCGCGGGCAGCCTTGCGGGCGCGGGTGCGCAGCTCATCGCCACGAGCGGCGACCTGGCCGGCTCCGGCGCGCTCTTGGGGGCGAGTTCCGCGCTCAACTCGGGGGCCGGCGTGGGCGCGCTCGGCGGCGGTGGAGCGATCGCCGGCGCGGGCACGGCGCGGGCGGCCGGAGCATCGGCGATCGCGGCGACGGGCACGATCTCCGGGCATGCCGTGGGCATCACGATCGGCCCGGTGTCCGGCTCGCTCACCTGGAGCCCGCTCTTTGGTCGACTGCAGGACGGAGGCCCGAACATGATCGAGCTCTCAGGACCGCTCACCGTGTACCGCGGCGACGACGTGGACTATGTGCTCGTCGTCACCGACGACACCGACACGCCGATCGACCTGACCTCGGTTGCCGCGCTCGAGGTCCAGGTCAAGACCGCGATCGGCGCCGCCGACCCGCCCACCCTGTCCAAGTCCCTCGCGGCCGGGACCGTCGTGCTGCTCGACCAGACCGCGCCGGCCACCAAGGGCCGCGCGTCGTTCGGGTTCACGTCGGCAGAGACGAACATCACCCCTGGGCTCTACTGGCTCGACATCGTGCTCGTGCTCGCCGGCAAGCGGACCCACGTCATCACACCGCGCGCGTTCACGATCACCGACGTTGTGAACCCGCCCTGATCGCGGGCGTGACTCGCGCGCGGTAAACTGGTACCGTGGTCCGAAGGAGACCACATGGCAGACATCAGCGTACCCGTTCAAGTCACACCGACCCCGCCGATCCCGCCCAAGCCGGGCTACAAGACCACCGAGTGGTGGGGCCATCTCGCCGCGATGGCGCTTACGCTCGTCTTCGCGAGCGGCATCCTGACGAACGCCACGGAGATCCAGATCGCCGGGATCGCCGCGGCGTGGCTGGGCTCGTTCGGCTACCAGGTCAACCGGAGCTGGGTGAAGACCAGCGCCGTACTGCTGCTCGTCGGCGCGCTCGGGACCGCGCCGACCGCCTGCACCGCGACCGAGCGCAGCGCCGCGGCGACCAACGCGGGCCACGCGGCGATCAACTGCACTGCGACGGTGATCGGCACCACACCGGGGCTCGACCTCGCGACCCTCGCGGCGATCGCCAACACGGTCGCGGCCGAGCGGACGAAGTGCATGACGGCGAGCGGGCTCGACTGGACGTGCGTCGAGACCGACGCGATCGGCCAAGGTGTGACGCTCGGCGGATGCGCGCTCGTCCAGCTGGTCGCTGCGGCGGCCAAGGCGATCTCGCCGGCCGTGTCTGGGCTGGCCGCGAACCCTGCGCCGCCACCGGGTCGCGCCGAGCTCGAGGCGTTCCGCCGCAAAGTCGGCGGTGCGACGTGGCACACGGCGACGGGTGACCTGTGAAGCGCAAGATCGGCAAGCTCGAGCTTCATCGCGAGGAGCTGCGCCGCGTCGAACCTGCCGCGGTCAACGGCGGCATCACGACGTACACGACGACGGCCGATGAGGCATGCTCGGGGCCGTGCTGCGGCAAGGTAACTGTTTCCTGGTGCGCGGGCAAAGACGGCGCGTAGCTCAGTCCCTGAACGAGTCGCGCATCGGCATGATCACGTAGCGCGTGCCGCCGTAGCCCTCGAACAGCATCGGCTCGTGCATTGGGCCGTCCACCGGACCGCCCCACATCGTGAGCCGGATGCCGTGCTGCTCGCCGTCGTTGACCACGTCTTGGATGTCGGCGATCGACGCGAGGTAGCGCGGGTTGACGACGTACCCCGTGGGCGGCGACTTCCCCGGTCCCTTCGGCATGGCCCTGTCGAAGGGCGGGTAGTCCTCGATGCAGCCGGCCTGGACGACCATCCCTGCCGGCCCCAGGTCGAGCATGATCGTCTTGCCGTCGGGCCGGATCTCGATGACGCGCTTCCCGTCCTCGTCGGTCAGAACGCCATCCCGGAGCTCATGCTGTGCCGCGGCGGCAGCGAAGATGTGCTCGCGCTTGATCGAGAACTTGGCCTTCGGGTGCGATCCGACAGGGATGCGCGCCAGCCGATGGCCGTCGGTTGCCACCAGCTCGCCATCGAGCACGGCGACGACCGCGAGGTGCGGCCGGTCGGCCGAGGTTAGGCCGGGGAAGCTCCACTGCGCCACGGCGCGGAGCAAGTCGGTTCGGATGCGAAGTGGATTAGTCATCCGATGTTTATAGCGGAACGGTAGAGCGAGCGCAAGCCCTACGTGCGCCGCGCCAGGATCTCGGCGACGTCGACCAGCGCGGCAAGCTCGGCGTTCCCCCGCTTCTGTCCGCCGTCGTACTCGCGGATCGCGGCGCGCTCCTCGACGAGCTCGGCGACCTCGGCGACGTCGGCGCGGTAGGTCTTCGCGAGCGCGGTCACCTTCTGGCGGAGGATCTCAGGCTTCATGCCTTCTCTTCCTGGTGTTCCGGGATCTTGAATCCGATGTCGTTCTGGTGCCACGACGCCATGCAGCGTTGACACCCGACGCGCTCGTCGACCGGCTCGGTGATGCCGGCACCCGACCCGCCACAGCGCCCGTCGGCGGGGAGCCCCGTCTCGGCGTCGGTGACCGAGATCTCGAGGTCCGCGAGCGATGGCTTCTCCCCGGTCTCTGCGCAGCGCTTGAGCACCGCGCGGACGCCGTCGATCTGCATGCGAAGCTGGCGCCGGAACCCTTCTTTGGCGCGGGGGCTCAGCCGGTCGAAGAACGCCCGCAGGTCGCGGTAGCCCTTCGTCTGGGTCAGCCGCACGCGCGGCGAGCCGGCAAGCGCCACGGGGTCGATCGAGAGCGCGCCGTGGTCCTCGGTGATCCGCGCCTGCAGCGTGGCGAACTCGATCAGCAGCTTGGCGTCGGTGTAGTTCACGTTGCCCCGGTCAGCGCGGCGACCTCGGCGTCGGTGGCGTCCTTCTCCTCGAGCGCGCTGAGGCGCTTGACCTCCGCGCGCAGCTTCGTGATCTGCGCGGCCTGGTCGACGACGGTGGCGATCCGTCGCGTCTCGAGGCCCTGCAGTTCATGGACGGTCTTGGCCTGCGTCTCGTTGCGCTCCTCCAACGTGGCGATGCGCTCTTTCCTTTGGGCGAGTTGAGCGACGATCGTTTTGCGCTGCTCGATGGTCTCGCGCACGAGGTCAAGCCCACGTTGCCAGTCGATAGAGCCCGGCGCGTACCCCAGCGCGGCCGTGAGCTCGTCGCGCTTCGCCTTCCCCTGCGCCAGGTACTCGCGGGTCTGATGCGCCGGGTCAGCTTCGAACTCTCGCCGCATGCGCTCGGCCAGCTTCACCGGGGACTCCTCGGCTACCAGCGGGCGACCATCCGGGTGCACGCCGGCCGCGGCCATCACGGCGTCGATGATCCACTCGGCGGCGCTCCATCCCGTGCGCGGAGCACCAGGATAGCGGGCGACGTTCGCCTCGATTACGAGCGCCAGCGCCGCTTCGCGCGTCATCGCCTGCCCGAACAGCGCGGCGGCGCAGCGGACCCGGAGCGCGTCGTCGGCCTCGCCGGTGTGGTAGGGCCAGCCCTTGCGAGCCAGCCCGAGCGCGTCGGCCACCTCGTCGAGGTCATCGCCGGTCGACGTGGCGATCCGGTCCGCCGTCACCGGGACGTCGCGCATCGCGGCCAGCTTCCGCATGTCGTCGGCCAAGTCCTTCACGATCTCGTCCGTTGTGGGGGATTCGAGCTTCTTGACCCGGTCGCTCAGGTCCGCGACCGCACCGAGGAGCGCGCGATAGTCCGTCTTGTCGGTGGCGAGCAGCTCACCGGCGCGCTCGACGCGACCCCGCGTGTCCGCCAGCGCGACCGCGACCTGGTGCAGGTCGGCGACGGTCGTCGAGAGATCCTGGTAGCGCGAGGCGTGAAGATGTTCGATCAGGTTCGTGAGCATGTCATCGATCGATGTCGTCATGGGATGTTTATAGCACAACTACCGGGCGTCGTGCGCGCGACCGTCAAGAATCGGCAGGTGGACCGTCTTGCCGCTGCCGTTCCACTGCTTGAAGTGAAATGCCACGCCGTGCCGCAGCGCCGCCTCACGCGCAGTGCGCACCCAGTCGAGCTGTGCCGGCCGGCGGTTCGGCCCGCTCTCGTCTCCAACGATCAGCCAATGGATCAGACGATCATGGCGAACCTCGGCAACGCGAGAGTCCAGCGCCTTGGCCCATGCCTCCGCCGGGATGTGCTCCAGCAGCGGTTCGGCCGAGATCCCTCGGCGTATTGCCGGCGTCCGGCGCAGGATCGCCGCGCGGCGCAGCAGCTGCTCCGTGTTCTCGCCGGTCACCATGAGGGTGACGTTGGGGTATGGCTCGCTGGCCTCCGCCCTACCAGACCCGCCGCAGTTGACGCATTTGCCGCCCTGCTCGCAGGTGTCCACGCCGGACCCTGGCGGCTTGCACCAGCTGCAGACCTTGCCCGTCCACGGCAGCAGCGCCGCGAAGTTCTCCGGCCGCTTCGACAGCATGAGCCAGTCCAGCCACGCCGTCTCCTCGATCAACCGCCACAGCCGATCGCGGGCCTCGTTCTGCCGCTCGCGAACCTCGGGCACCTGGTGGATCTCCGCCCAGTCCGCCATCGAGCTGCAGAACACGCTCGCGCGCACACCGGCCTTCTCCGCCGCAGCGTTCCAGGCCAGCGGCTTGCGCCAGTACGCGTCACCAAAGAATCGGCGCGGTGCCGTCGGGCCCCAGTGCTCTCCACCGAGCCGGTGATCGAAAGCCTCGGCATAACAAGCGTCGCACCCGGCTGAGACCTTGTCGCAGCCCCACCAGATGTTCCAAGTGTGGTCACACCACGAGATCTGCGTCTTCTCTCCCATCCGCCGTTTATAGCTCATCTACGCCACAAATACAAACGCCCCGGTGGGGTTCCGGGGCGTAGGCTGGCTGCGGGTAGGCTACGGGGTGGGGGTCGGGGTGTTCGCCACGATGGCCGCGGCGAGCGCGTCCGCCGAGGTCTTGAGCGTCGCCGAGAGCGCCAGGCTCTTGGTGCGGTCACCGGCGGCGTCGGCGACCTGCGCGGCAATGCCCTGGATCAGGGTAAGTGCCGACTGCTCGACCGTGAGGGTCTGGGTGACCTGTGCGGAAAGCGTGTCCATTTCTGCAGACATGATCTGACTCCTTGCAAAGAGGGCTGAGAGCAGGCCGGTTTGTTCTTGCTGCTCGAGCTCGATCTTGGTGAGCTGCGCGCGCGTCGCGGTCAGCTGTGCCATGACGTCGCTCAGGGTCGGTGCGGCCATGCGCCACCCTGCCATAGTCCGCAGGCAAACGCTACAGCGCGGTCACGAGGATCGTGACCCCGATGGGGGCGCCCATGGTGGTCCGCTTGGTCGCGCGCAGGTCGTCCACTTGCTCGTCATCGATCCACACGATTCCCGTCATCGCGTCGAGGCACGAGCGTGCCAACTTGTCCGCGTCCCGCCGATTCTTCCGCGTGCGGTCGGGCGGCGCCGCGAGCGTGAAGTCCAGCGCCACCGCGTACCGGCGCGAGTCCGGCTGCGGGTGGCGCGCGGTCAACATGGCGGCTTTCGCAGCCCAGCCCACCGCCTCCGCCCATGCGTGCTCGCGCGGGTTGTCGGCGCGGACGCGCCCGCCGCCGATTGGGACCCACGAGCCCTTGGTCTCGGGCATGCCGGACACCCAGAATGTCGCGGTGCGGAACGGGACGAGCGCGCCGCGAATCACCGGCGGACCTTGGACGTCACCAGGCGATGCAGGTGCTGATACGCCAGGTCACATGACCGAGCGTCGCCACCGAGCTGCGCCTCGGAGCATGCCACCGCCGCCGCCGCGATCTCCAGGAGCGCCGGCGCGGCGTCGCGAAGGCGGTGCACCCCATACAGCAGCACGTTGCGCTGCAGCTCCGCGATGCTCGGCCGGTCGTCGCTCACGGAACGCACCTCCAGCCGTACGCCAAGCTCTGATCGACGCGCCCGCCGGATTCGCGGCAGGCGTCGCGCGCGCGGCACTGCTGCACCGCGGACACGAGGACGATCGTCGCCACGAATGCGACGCCGATCGAGACCATGCCCGGGATGATGTCCGGCCGGCGCTTCACAGGCACCTCACCACGATGGAGACCCACCACAGGGTGAGCGCGCCCATTGCGACGTAGTACATCAACCAGAGCAGCCGTCCCTTGCGTTCGCTCATACCCAGTTTATCGCACGGCTACGAGTCGGCGTCAAGCCTTGCAGAGCGCGTGCAGCGCGGCGATCCCGCCCGGCAGCGTGATTGCCGAGATGTCGACGTCCCCCGCGCCTGGCGCCGAGGTCGGGTACCCGCTCGGTACCGCGGACGTCCCGCCGGCCTCGCGGTACTGCCAGAGCAGCAGGTGCTCGAGGTCAGTTCCGGTCCGCGCCAGGAAGGCCGCCGTGCTCTCGCCTTGCGCGTTGAGGTGCGCGCCGTACAGCGCGATCGCTGAGAGCGCGCAGCCAAGCCGGTCGGCGATCCCCAGGCTCCGCAGCAGCTCGCCGCCGTAGAGCGTCGCCCGGCGTCCGGTGAGCTCGAAGTATCGGTTGGCGAACGTCACCACGCGGTCCTCGGCCAGCGCGCGGCTCGGGCTCCGGATCCGCTGGCCGCCGCGCTCCACGTCCACCATCATCGGCAGCGTGTTGGCCCGGCGTCCGCCCGCGCTGGTCACTGCGTAGTCCGCCTGTGCCGCGCCGTCGATCCCGAAGTCGAGGTAGTGGTACGCGCCCTCGAAGTGGTCGGGTCGCGAGCCGGCCGAGCGCAGGAACTTGGCGCGCTCGCTCACGTAGGCCCCGGGGCGATAGTACGTGCCCTGCGAGCACTTGAAGATGGCCACGTGCCACGGCGGTCCGGCTGCGCAGAACAAGGCCCAGTTCTTCGGGCCATCGCCGGGGTACACGTCCACCGCGAGAGGTTGGAGATTTGTCATGCCAGCATGATAGCATTCTGGCCAGTTTACCGCTATGGTATGCGGTCAAAGAGGTGACACATGGCAAAGCCGGACGATGAAGACTTCGATTTCAGCAAGTTCCTGGAGGAGTTCGGGCACGGTGCCACGAACAGGCAGGCGTCCGACCGGCTGCGCAAGCTGGTCTCCGCGTGCCAGGAAACCGGGCGCAAGGGCAAGATGGTGATCACCTTCGAGGTCGCCGCCGGGGCCGGCCCAGGCGCACTCGCCGAGCTCCGCGCGTCCATCAAGACCACCGAGCCCCAGCCGAACCTCCCCGGGGACACCTACTACGTGACCGAGGGCGGCGCGCTGGTCACCGACGACCCGCGCCAGCAGAACCTGCCGCTCAAGGCCATTCCGATCAACCCCCTCACCAGCATCAAGCCAAAGGAGCCCTCGTGAACGATCAGAACGTCACCGACACCGCCGCAGCCATCGAGGCAGGCATCGCATCTGCCACCGCCAACAACCGATGGGCGCTGGTCGAGCATCCCAGCGACAGCAACATCGCGATCCCGCTCGGCATCGTCAACAACGGCGCCATCGTCGTGATGGACGGCGTGCTCGCCGAGCTCGACAAGCGCTGGCGGGACCGGCCGCGCACCGGCACCACCGCGCTGACCGAGGTCGACAGTTTCATCGCTCACCTCGTGCGCTGGGGCAGCGAGGACACCGTGGTCTATGCCAACACCGCCGCGATGGCGTTCGAGGCCGTACTGGACGACCACCCGCCGGACGACCACACCGCCGCCGCGCGCCAGCACCGCGCGAGCTATACCTGCCCGCGGTCTGCCGAGTGGCTCGCGTGGACCGTGCTCGACGGCAAGCCGATGGGCCAGATCGCGTTCGCCGACTTCATCGAAAGCCGGCTGGAGGACCTGATCGACCACGAGGGCTTCCCGCGTCCGCTCGACGTGCTCCAGGTCGGGCGCGCGCTGAACATCTCGACCAAGGGCACGTTCCAGCGCGAGATCAATCCGACCAACGGGGATTCGATCTTCGTCTGCAAGACGGAGACGGACGCCAAGTCGACGCAGATCCCGCGCGCGTTCATGCTCGGAATCCCTGTGTTCGAGGGCGGCACTCGCTACCAGGTCGAGGCCCGCGTGCGGTTCGCCCTGATCGAAGGCCGGCCGTCGTTCTCATTCACCCTGCACCGGCGCGCGGAGGTCGAGCGCGACGCGTTCGGCGAGGTCCGCGCGAAGGTCGCGAAGGACACCGGCCGACTCGTGCTCGCAGGCACCCCATGAAGACGTGCCAAGTACCCGTCTGCGGCAAGCTGGCGACGTTTCACTCGTGGCCGGCGAATGCAGTCCACCCCGACGAGGGCGGCATGCAGACCTGCGACGAACATCTGGTCGAAGGCATGTCGAACCTTCCTGGTCAGCCGGATCCGGAACACTGGCGCGTGTTCCCGATTCACGAAGGCTCGCCGCCGTACTGCCTGGCATCGTGCCCGACGTGCCACCCGGTGGTGCCGTGAAGCCCGCATCGCCGGTGCTCGTCGGGTGCCCCCAGATCATCATCGCCAAGGACCAACCGCCCTACACCCCGATCAGCGCCGTCGTGGTAGACCAGGACACCATCATGACCCGCTGGCGGCTGTCCTGGTGGGAGCGGGTGGTGGTCCTGTTCCGCGGTAACGTCTACCTCTACGTGATGACCTTCGGCAAGCCGCTCCAGCCGCTCGCGATGCAGGCCGTCAAGCCGCAGATCGAGCGCACCCCGTGAACCGCCACGAGCGCGCAGCCCTGGCGCGCGGCGCGGTCGCGGTGACGCTCGGGTTCGTCCCGTTCGCCGCGCTCGGCTACTGGGTCAGCTGGTGGCTCGCTGGCGGCCTGTTCGCAGCCGGCGTGGTCAGCGCGGGCTGGTGGTTCATCCGCTCGACGCCGGCGCAGATGAGGCCGTGGTGAAGCTCCGGTCCATCATCTCCGGCGGTCAGACCGGCGCCGACCGTGGCGCGCTCGACGCCGCAAGGGATGTCGGGCTGCATCGTGGCGGGTGGGCTCCGCTTGGCTGGCGCGCAGAGGACGGCATGATCCCGATCGAGTACCGCGACGGCATGCAAGAGAGCGCGTCGGCCGCGTACCCCGTTCGCACCCGGCAGAACATCGAGGCGAGCGATGGCACGCTGGTCGTATCGCTCGGCGAGCTGACAGCCGACAGCGGCAGCATGCTCACCTCCAAGCTGGCACGCAAGCTCGGGAAGCCCTGCCTCGCGCTGACGGTCGACCGCCTCGAGCTGTCGGTTGGTCGCGCGATCGTGCGTGGCTGGCTCGAAGGCGCCAGCATCGTGACGCTCAACGTGGCCGGGCCCCGAGAGAGCCGAGAGCCCGGGATCCAGGCTGCGACGCGCGCGGTGCTCGCCAAGATGATCGCCGAGTGGTGGGCTGCCGACGTCCGACTCAAGGCGCTGCATGCCTTGACCGACCATCGGTAGCTCTTGACTTCACGTAGCCGTGCGGTAAACTGTGCGGCATGAACGGAAATGACATTCGGGCAATCGCCGTCCTGTCACGATCGGATCGTGTGGTTCTGGCGAATGAGATCGACGCTCTCGACGCGTGGCGCGACGCTGTCTGTTCGGACAGCCAGGCCGGGCATGGCTGCGAGGATGGCCACGAGGACTCCTGCCCCGTGGAGATCGCGCGCAAGGCGCTGATCGCAGCCTCTGACCGGCGGCTCGCGCTGTGACCCTCACACCCGACCAGCTGGCCATGCGCCTGCGCGGAATCACCGCCACCGACTGCGCCGCGATCGCCGGCGTCCACCCCGAGCGCTCGCCGATCGATGTATTCCGCGAGAAGCGCGGCGAGGCGGCCCCGTTCGACGGCAACAAGCGCACGAAGTGGGGCAACCTGCTCGAGCCTGTCGTGCGCACCGACTACGAGGAGCGCACCGGCCTGCGCATCGAGGTCCCCGGCACGCTGGAGCACCCGGACGCGCCATGGATGCTCTGCACCCCGGACGGCGTCGGGTACAAGGATATCGACCCCGAGCGCGGCCTCGAGATCAAGTGCCACACCGTGCGGCTCGCCCACCTCTATGGGGCACCCGGGTCCGACGAGGTCCCGGCGTACGTCCTCGTGCAGTGCGTGTGGTGCATGGCGGTCACCGGGCTGATCCGATGGGACGTGGTCGCCTTCATCGACGGCCAGCCGAACGACTACATCATCGACCGCGACGACGAGCTGATCGGCATCCTGCGCGAGCGCGCGGAGCGGTTCCTGCTCGACAACGTGCGCGGCGGCGCGGTTCCGGATCCAGACGGGTCGGAGAGCTTCGATGCGTGGCTCAAGGCGCGCCACGAGAAGAACTCGGACGCGCTCATCGAGCTCCAGGCCGACGCGGACCGCGAGTTGCTGGCGCTGATCGACCGCGCCAAGGAGCTGCGCGAGCAGGGAACCGACATCGAGCGCGAGCTGGTGACGATCGGCCAGCAGCTCAAGCTTCGGATCGGTGCCGACGCCGGCCTGACCTGGCCAGATGCGAAGGGCAGGCCGCAGAAGATCACGTGGAAGCGCAACAAGTCGTCGCGCAAGATCGACTACGTCGGCATCGCGAACGACGCGCGGGCCGATGCCAGGATGGCGCTGTCCGCGAAGCGGGCCGACATCGAGCGGGCAAAGATTTGCCTGCAGGTCATGGGTGAGCACACGCCGGTCGGCCCGAATTCGCGCGCAGCGATGACCGCCGGGGAGATCCGTGAGCTCGTTTCTGTGCTACAAACGTCGCTCGGAGAAATCGTGTCGCGGACGGACGCGGCGTACACCCACGAAATGCCAGGTAACAGACCTCTCGTGTGGCCGCGGGGTTGGCCCGCGCAGAAATCCAAGGAGCAGGAATGACCGACGACGAACAGTACGACACCGACGAGCCAGCCGGCGCGCTCACCACGCAGCGCGGCAACAACCAGATCGCCCGCCAAGACTTCCAGGGCGGCAGCCTCGCTACGGTGAACGGGGCGATCGAAGCGATGGTCGCCAAGAGCCGCGCCGAGGTCGAGGCCGCGTGCATCATGGCCAAGCGCTGGCCCCGCAACCCGGACCAGGTCCGCCAGGACCTGATCGCAGAGTGCAAACGGCCCGGGTTCGCCGCGGTGGCGATCTACAGCCTGCCGCGTGGTGAGAAGAAGATCGAGGGGCTCTCGATCCGCTTCGCCGAGGTCGCGATGCGGTGCTCGGGCAACATGTCCGCGTCGAGCGAGACCATCTACGACGACCCGGCCGTGCGCTGCATCCGGGTCAAGGTGGTGGACTACGAACGCAACAGCATGTGGCAGACCGACATCACCATCAACAAGACCGTCGAGCGCCGGCAGCTCAAGCGCGGGCAGAAACCGCTCGGCGAGCGCATCAACTCGTACGGGGATCGCGTGTTCATCGTCGAGGCTACCGACGACGACGTGCGCACCAAGCAGAACGCCGAGATCAGCAAGGCGAGCCGCACCGGCATCCTGCGCATCATCCCCGGCCACCTGCAGGACGAGGCCAGGAGGCTCTGCAAGGCCACGGTGAGCAAGGCCGATGCCGCGGACCCGGCGGCGGCGCGTGACAAGCTGTTCGACGCGTTCGGCTCGATCGGCGTCAAGCCCGCCGCGCTGGAGCAGTGGCTCGGGCACAGCACCGACACGATCAGCCCGGCCGAGCTCGACGACCTGCGCGGGCTGTTCGCGGCGATCCGCGACGGCGAGACCACGTGGGCCGATGCGCTCAAGGAGGTTGCGGCGGAGGGCGAGGTCAAGCCGGCAGCGAAGCCCGCGACCAACGGAGGCGCTCCGCCGGCGCCCGCGGCTGCCCCGCAAGGTCCGCCGCCCGGTGTTCCGCCGGTTCCAGCCGAGCCGGCCAAGCCGCGTGAGCCCACCCCGCCGGCCGACCTTCCGCGCACCGGGCCGCGCACCAGCTCGGGCAAGGGCACCGCCGCGCTCAAGGGCGCCCTGACCAGCAAGCCGGCCCCCGCCGCGCCGCCGCCCGTGCAGCAGGCGATGCCGATGGCCGACCTGCCCCCCGGCACCCCGCCCCCGTCGGAGGGCAACGAGTACCGCACCTGCGCGGGCTGCTCGGACACGATCGAGGTCCCGAAGACGGACATGGCCGGCGCACTCTGCGATGCCTGCTCGTCCGCGGGCCGCGGCGAGTAGCGTCGTTTTGCTCTTGCATCGCTGAGTAGCGGTGCTATAAACAGAGCATGCCCATCAAGACCCCGCACAAGCTCCACCGTCGCCATGTTGGACCGCTCACCCAAGCGCCGTTCCCGGCCGCTGTTCCGCAGTACCAGACCGGCGCGCGGCACGGTCAGCAGCTCGCGCTGATCCACCGCTGCACCGTTGTCCTGCCTCGTCTTGCGGAGGCATCGTGACCGCGCCGCGCTGGATCGCGGCAGCGATGGATGACGAGCTGTTCGAGCTTGACGACAGCGAGCGGGCGGACTTCGCGCGGTCGCTGATCGAGCGCCTGCCGATCAACGAGATGGCGCGCGCCATGGCCGACGCGGAAGCCAACCGCGCCGACCAGCTGGTGTCGATCGTCCGCGTGCTCTCGGACGGCGATCCCGAGGTCGTCGAGCTCACCGAGCTCTGCCAGGCCGCGAGCAAGGCGCTGGATGACGCCGGCGTGCCGTACGCTGCAGCCTACGCCGACGATGGCGACCAGCAGGTCATGCAGCTCAACCTCGCCGGCCGCATCCGCTGGCTCGCGCAGCAGCGCCCGACCAAGCTAGCGCTGGAAGGAGCGGTGGCGAGCTGCGAGGAGTACCGGCAGGCGTTGATGGTGACCGGGAACAAGCTCAAGCGGGTCGAGGCCGAGCGTGAATCGTTCCGAGCAGACGTCATCCACGTGCGCGCGATCGCGGAGGTGATCGGCCAACGCGACGCAACCATCAAGAGCCTGACGGCCGAGCGCGACGAAGCTCAGAGGATGCTCGGCCTGGCTCGCGCGGCGGTGGCTACCGAACTGCTGCGCTGCGCTGACCTGACGGCCGAGCGCGATCGTCTGGCGGAAGAATGCGAGGCCGTGATCAAACGGGCCGCCGGCTACATCAAGCGAATCTCCGAACTGGAGCGCGGTCAGCGATGACCCCGCCGACCCGCCGCATCTGGCTGTTCCCGGCCCCGGATGGTACGCTCGAGGTGATCCTGCTCGGATCGATCGGGGAGATCGCCTGGGAGTTCGCGGCCGTGCTCAAGTCCGCCGAGGAATGGCCCGGGTTCCTGAAGGTCGAGCCGATCGCGGTCGGAACCACGGTGCTCGGAATGCGATGCCGGCTCGGGCACCTTGCGACGCACCTCGATCCGGTCGCCGAGGGCCTGACGTGGCTCGCGACCGAGGATCGATTCATCCACCGCGTGGAGTGGTGCGGGGCCGATAGCCCGCGCGCCGGCAAGATCGGCACGTGGTGAGCGACCTTGACGATCCCTACAGCGATGCGGTAAACAGTGCTATGGCACTCAGATCGCTACCTTTGACGGACAAGGCCGGCCCCGGTGGGCGCCCACGGGACAGCCGCGCGCCTGGCAACGCGTTCAGCGAGTGGCTCGCGACCTGCGGGCTCACGCCGAAGGAGGTCGCCGAGGGCCTCGGGTTGTCAGACTCGAGCGTCTACAACATGCGCAACGCCTACTTCAAGCCAGGCCGCGAGTTGGCCAACAAGATCGCCGCGTTCACCAAGGGCAAGGTGAGCTCGGCCAGCTGGGACCAGGTCAAGGGCAGGCCGCGGAAGCCGGCGCCCAAGCGGCCGAGGAAGCGTGCCGCGTGACCCCGATTGAGCGAGCATTCGTTGCTGGTTTCGAGGCCGCATGCGACGGCGGAGTAGATTCGCGCCTCGACGCGGCCTTCGCTAGGTTCCTCACCGAGAACCAGGACGCGCCGAACGCAGCCGACCTCGCCACGCTGCGCCGGTTCTGCGGGACCGACCACGCGCGCACCGAGCACCCAAAGACCTACGACGCGTTGATCCGCCTGCTCGCCGCATGGACCTGACTTCGCGCTCGTAACTCGGCTCGCGCACCGAAGGGCTACAACCCGGCCCCGGTAGCGCGCCAAGGTGGGGCTCACGCAGCGTCTGACATCTGCGCGAGCGAGAGCCGGGCCACCTGCCGAGCACGAGCGCCCTTTCTACTTGCGCGTTATCGTAGTCGTGCTATAAACAGCGCATGACCTACTCGAACCACCGCAAGGCAGCTATCCGCAACTCGCCGAACTGGCTCGACGCGCTCGACCTGCCAGCGGAGGCGCCGCTCCCCCGCATCTACCCGGAGCCCCGCACGGCGATCGCCGCCCGCCGGCGCGAGCTCACCGCTCGGACCTACGTGCGCTTGGCTCCGGCCCCCATGCCGGCCGCCCCGCGGCGTCCGGTCAGCGCGATCCGTGACGCGATCAGGAACGCCGCGATCCTCGCGTTGGTCGCGCTCGCCATCGTCGCCTGCGTCCGCTGGTAGCGAGCGCCCTTGACACAGCCGTGACGTCGGCGCACTGTGCGAGAATATGGCCAAGCGCGTAGGACGAAAACGGCGGAATCTCAAGCCCCGGATGAGGCTCGACGCTCCTTCGCTGGAATGCACGGTCCCGGTGTCCACCGCACTGCCGGGCACCATGGTGAACGCGATCGATGCTGCCGCGGAGACGCTGGGCGAGATCAGCCGGTCGGAGTTCATCCGGCGCGCGGTAGAGGAACGGCTCGCAAGGATTGACGCGGCGAGCGCCAGCAAGGCGGCCTGACGTGGCGAAATGGCGGCCGGTCGACGTGAGGCTGTGGAACGACCGCAAGGTCGCTGCCCTTACGGACAGAGGGAAGCTGCTTTGGCTATACCTGCTCACATCTCCGTTCATGCTTCCTATCCCTGGGGTGATCATCGCGGGGGAGATGGCGATCGCTGAGCAGATCGGGTGGAGACCAGAAGGGGTCGGGGAAGGGTTCCGGGAACTCCTTGCCAAAGGGTTGGGGGTGTCCATTCACGAACGCCTCATCTGGCTCAGAAAAGCTCTTACTTATCAGCCCATCCAAGGACCGAACCACATCGCGGCGATCGCGAAGTCATGGGACGACGTTCCACACTGTGGCATGAAATTTGAAATCTGGCAAGCGCTTGAGATTGCTTGTAAAGGCTGGAGGAACCTCTTTGCCAAGGGGGTTCCCAACCCCTTCCCCGAAGGGGTACCGGAAGGGGTTACCAAAGGGGTTGGCGACCCCTTTCATACAGTATCAGTATCCGGAACAGTATCCGGAACAGGAACAGTATCCGGAGAGCTAGCGCTCTCCCCAGATTCGGATTCGCAAGCGAATCCTCCCAAGCAAATCAACGCGCGCGCGCGTAAACCACGGGTACAGGTAGCGGCACACCGCATACCACCTGAGTGGGCACCCAGGCAGCAGGAGATCGACAAGGCTGCAGCCATGCACCTGAAGCTTCCCGCTGAGCTCGAGAGGTTTCGCGATCACCACACCGCTCGCGGCTCGATGTTTGTCGACTGGGACGCGGCGTTCCGGACCTGGATCGGCAACGCGGTTCGTTTCGCAAATGGAACGCTCAACGGGCACAGCAACGGGCGCTCCGGACCGCAGCGAGCCAAGAGCCCGATCGAGCTGCAGATGGAGCGGATCGCCATGCTCAAAGCACAGGAAAGGGCTGAGAACAAATGAACAATTCCCAAGTAGCCGAAGTCGTGGCTGTGCTCATGGTGAGCTATCCGAACGCGCGATGGATCCCGACGACGCCGGGGATCGACGGAGGTTCGGATTCCCCCGGAACCTCGACGGCGTACGAGCACATGTTGCGCGATCTGGACTACGAAACCGCGCTCGCCGCGCTCGAGCGGCTGCTCGCCACGAAACCGAACTTCCCGCCGACGGTCGCCGAGATCCGCGAGGCAGCGCTCGCGCTCACCGTCGGAGAAGTTCGGCCCGGCGGCTCGGCGTGGGGCGACGTCGTCAAGGCGATCCGACGCTACGGCTACATGCGCTCGCCCGGCGTCGACTTCACATTCCCGGATCCGCTCGTCGCTGAAGCCGTGTCCGCGATGGACTGGGTCGAGCTGTGCTCGTCGGAAAATCAGGTCGCCGACCGCGCTCGGTTCATCGAGCTCTACGACCACCTCGCGGCAACGCGGCGCCGATCGCAGCTCAGCGAAAGCCTGCCGGCCATCCGCCAGCTCCGCGCAAAGCAGGAGCTTCAGCGAATCGAAGACCAGTCCGCTAAGCCCATCGGCCAGCTGATCGGTGAGATTCTCAGGAAGTCCCCGTGAGCGACGAACGCGTAGGCTCGCGCAGGAGCGCGCGAGATGGGGGGGTGCAGGAAGATGCCTCCCAGGTCCGGAAACGCGCTCTCAGGTCAAAGGGGCGCCGAATTCGCGAAGGTGCATGGGATGGCAAGTCCGCGCCTCCGCAGGCGAGGGCGCTCGCAAGAATCCTTGCTCACTATATAGCCGAGAACAATCCGACCGGGGTCTTCGCGCAGGCGACCCAACGATTACGAAGAGATACGGAATATCAGTGGGCGATAGAGATCAATGATATCAATGAGTTGGATGGTATCGACTGGGCGGATATCGAGCGCGCAATCCACCGATCTCAGCGCTCTGGGCGCTGGCAAACCATCATCCTAGGTGCGCGTAGTTTAAGGGAAAACTGGACTGCGGTAAATTCACCATAGCACAGCTGTGATCTCAATGAAATGGAGCACTTATGAGGAAACGTAAGCGTGACAAGTTGGCGCAGTGCAGGCACAAGAGGTGGTACTGGAACTCGGGCAGGGAGTTCATGCGGTGCGCGGACTGCCAGGAGCTGCTCTCCCTCGGCAAGGCGAAGGAGCCAAGGGCGGACGTCGCAGCCGGTCGGATGATCGCAGTCCACGGTGGCTTGGCCGAGGGCGAGGACCTCTATGAGCTGCCGCTGGGATCCCGCCGGATCACGACCGGAGACCAGGACGACGCGTGGGACTGGCGCGTGGACCGTCCGATCGCGGAGCAGTTCTCGCTCGGTCTCCACGCGTTCTCCAGCATCGATCGCTCGGTTGCGCCGACGTCGCTCCAGCACCTGGCGCCGCAGCGTCCGCTGTCGGTCGAGCTGATCCGCGACGCCGCGAAGGTCATCGCGAAGGTGGAGGGCAGCGAGCCGCTGTCCGGACCCTTCGACATGTCCGACACCGAGCTGGTGGCCGCGATCGCGCACAGCCCGCCGCGTGAGCCGAACGTCAATGCCGCGCTGGCGACCGTCGGCCCTCTCTACAGCGCCGAAGAGGCGGCGCAGTTCCGCGTCTACTGCGGCCGGTGCGGTGCCAACCCGTGCGCGTGCGAGTTCCCCGAGTACAGCAGCCGGCCCGTTCGCGAGGGCCGCGAGCGCCAGGAGGCGGAGCAGATCAACGTCCAGTTCGAGGAATCCGAGGACGGGTGCGGCAACGTCGAGAGGATCGCGATCCCGGACGTGGATGGAGAGCTCGGATGAGCGCCGACCTCGGCCCGGACCCTGCAGATCTTCGGCACGAGGTCATCGTGGAGGAGATGAGCAGCATCAACACGCTCCTTCGTGAGCTCGTAGCCGAGACACGTGCGCTGCGGATCGCCCTCGAGCATCAGGTGGCTCTACTGATCGCAGAGATCAGAGAACGCCGATGACCTCGCCCGCTGCCGTGCTGCTCTCGCTCCTCTGCCTGGCGCTCGCCGCCTGGTTTCACCCGACGGCGGCGCGTTGCCCTGGCGACCTGGACTTGCGCACCGGGGTCCGGCGAGACGGCAGGTTCTCGTGCTGGCCTCACCCGGTCGGGGATCCGGAGTGGGACGGCACCTATCTTCGACCCGAGCGCAGCGTGCAGCCGGCGTGGGTGCTCGAGGGTCGGGTTTATTGCACTGGTACGACGCGCCCGACCGTGGTAGATTGGCAGACCGTGAGGTGCAGATGATTGGTGACTACGTGAAGTTGGACCTTGGCGTTCTGACGGACAGACCGCCGCCGATCGCCGTGATTTCTGACGGGGAAAGCATGGAACGGTTCAGGACCATAGCGTTTGATACCGGGATCATGCGTCAGGGTATCCGCTGGGAGCCGTTGATCCCTGGCCTGGACTGCGGCCTGTGGATCGACGCGATCGTGCCTGAATGCTACCGCTCGCAGGTGCGCGCCGTGGTGCTTGACGTCCACAATCGAGAATTCGTCGGGCAGAAATACCGCGGCTCCGAGACCATTGATCGGTTCATCTACCTCGTGAGGGTTGAAGTCTGGGCGCGCATCGAGCCTGTGATGCCATGAAGCCCGACAAACCAAAGCTGGCTGATGGCACGCAACCCGGGCGCAAGCTCGCGCGCCGGGAATCCGAGCTGCTCGGCCGTGGTGGTCGCGGGGTCGCCGCGCTGATCCCGGACG